TCAATTATTTTGTCTTGAAGTTGATTCGCTTCTTTCAAGTTTCTTCTTATCACTTCAACTGCATTCTCAAATGAATCATAAGTCATTATCGTAGAGATATTATTTTTAGGAACATAATTTTCTAATTCTTCTTCATAATCTCTAATGCTTATACAACCTCTAGCTGCGGCCTCAACATCTTTAATCCACAGTGCATTTGCTGAGATGTTTTTTCCATTCACTTGCCAATTGACTTGCTCATTATGCACATAGATTTTTATATTTGACAAATTTTGCAAAAATTCTTGGTAAGGAGCAGGTTTCAGCACCTCGACAACAATTCCTTCACTTTTAAGATAATCAAAGAATTTTTTCCTATAAGGATGTAGTTGGCCACAAAAGCCTAAATCTATTTGTCGTGAAGATAAATTAGGAACAGCAGAACAATATTCTGGCAACATCCACATCTTCACAAATTTAGACCTTATTCCTTGAGAGTTGATAAAGTCGCTCCACCACTTCGACGTATTTAAGAAGGATAAAACATTCAACTCGTTATAAATCTTATGATATGAACCCTTGTATTGCGAATCATCTTTGAAAGATTCCCAAGGATCCTGTTCATAGATATAAATTTCTCTATTATCTAAAAACCTCTTAATTGTATGAACGTTGTTGTTTATTGTCCTAAGCTTTAAACATGACAATATCCTATCATGGTTTGAAGATATTTTTTTATTCTTCAATATGTCATCAATTGTGCTAAAGGTCAATTCACACTCTTGACTTAAGGTTTTGAATAACTGATGTTGATAACAGTTAGACTGAATGTAAGACAAGTTGTCAATCAATACATGCAATTTCATCTTTTTACTTTTTCTTTTGAGTAAGTTCTCTTAGCAATTTCAAAAGCATTTTGAAAATCTTCATCTCTATAATCAACATTTTCGTACGATAAAGACAACTTAAATCCCATTAGACACATGCCTCTGATTCTGTCAAAATCGTTTTTTTCCCAAGCAGAATAGACCTTATTAAGAATGTCTGATTGGTTCTTTTTACCTCTATGAAAGCCGTAATGAAATGCTTGAGATTCTGAAGAGTACCAGCAATGCTTCCCGGCAGGTATTAACTTTTCAGGTAATTGATTTCCGCGTAAAACGATATCATGACCCGTGTCTGCTCGATCAGGATACAACTTATCAACTTTTGTTGCAACATTGACAGTGTTTTTTAAGCAAGTTAGTCCATATATCAAGCTGTCTGTCAAATAATCGTGTAACCAAGCTTGCGCACCTGTTACTCTAGAGTTACTTTCAAAAACTTCAACAAAGTTTTTTATAACTTCATTATGAGACAAGACAGTATCGGCATCAACCTTCAAGAAAAGTTGATGATCTTTTTTAGCTTCATTCCACGCGGAAAATAATTTTTCATGAGCTTCTTTTTCTGGATGATTTGAAACTATGTGATGAGTTATTTCAAAACCAACTTGATTTTGAATTGATTCTTTAGAAGCTTGAAAATCTAGTTCTCCATGTTCCATCGTTCCAACGAAAATTTTCATTTGTTATTCCAGTCTTGTTTTAACAAATACATGCATATAGAATCATGATATTTTTCTTCTCTGTACAACGATTCAATTTGTCTACCTTCTTCTTTGAATCCTAGATTTTTGTAAACTCTTTGTCCTATCAAATTATAGGATGCTGTGGTTAAAGAAACCCTGTGTAGACTTAACTCATTAAAACAAACATGAAGCATTAATTGCCACATGTGCTTTGCTAACCCTTTTCCTCTATAGTCTTTGTGTATATCTGCTCCTAATAAACAATTTTTGTTATTACGATCTATTGAATAGATTTTGCAAAATCCTACTTTTTCTTCATTAACACAAAAAACGTATCTTTTTTCTTTTTCTTTATTCAAAGAATTCCACCAATTTAAGTGAGATTCTAAAGTAATAGGTTGAGGATTAGTTAAGTTTTTCAAAACTTCAGGATCGTTATGAAGTTCTACTAACCAAAGATGATCATCATCGCAAACTTCTCTTAATGAGAATTTTTGATGTGTTAATTCTTTAGCTTCAACAGTTGACAATTTCTTTCACCTTTGTTGCAATCTCAATTATGTCATTTTCTTCCAACCACCACCCACAAGGTAAAGAAAATTGATTCTTTGAAAATTCTTCGACACCAGGCAAATTAGTGTTAAAGCTTTCAAATGCAGTATACTCGTGGTTAGGAACATGAACCACTCCCGCATGTATTCCTAATTCATTTAAAGATTTCAATAGTTGATCCCTTGTTAATTTTGGATTTTTTAATTTCATGGTATAAACCCAAAATGTAGAGTTAGATCCTTCAGGAATAGAAGCAGAACAAACAAACTTTTCATTTTCAAAAAGTTGTTTATACAACTTAGCGTTTTTTACGTGAGAATTTATTATCTCATCGAAATATTCAATCTGCGATAATCCAATTGCTGCTGATACGTTGTTCATGTTAAATTTATACCCAGCTTCAACTATATCAACATCCCATTGCTGGCCTTTCCAATTTCCTGAGGCGTCTTTTGCTACATCCCTATCTAGGCCAAACCATTTCATCGATTTTGATCGTTTATAGTCTTCATCAGACTTACTGATTAAAGCGCCACCATCCCCTGTAGTGACATGTTTAATAGCTTGAAAGCTATAACAAACAAAATCGCACCAATGATGTAAAGGAAGGTTATCGTAAGATGCGCCAAAAGCATGAGCTGCATCCAAGATTAATTTAACGTTTTTTTCTTTACAAATCTTGCTTAATTCTTGAAGTCTTGGTGGGGTTCCTGCCCAAGCAACTGCAATGACAGCTTTAGTTTTTGCAGTAATTTTATTAAGAACGTCGTTTGGGTCTAACATTCCATTTTCAGGATCTACATCAGCCCAAACTATTTTTGCGCCTAAGTTGTCAATTGGCGTATTGGTAGCTACACAGGTCATAGAAGTTGAAATAACTTCATCATCTTTTGTGACATTACAAAGACGTAGAGCCATTGTTAAAGCTGAAGTACAGCTGTTAACCAGTATCAAGTTTTCAGTCTTTAGATATGACTTTAACTTTTCCGTTAATTCAGTTACTTGTATTCCTTCATTTATGAATCCTGATTCAAAAACTTTTTTGATTTGATCCAATGCTTTTTCTACAGGTATATGAACTTTGAAAAGATGATATTGTTTATTCATATTAGTTTTTCCTGTTTGTTGCAATCTCTTCTATCTTTAATCCTTGAAAATTATCTAAAGACATATCAATAATTCCAAGTTCTTTTAATCTAACAAAAAGCTGATCTTTTGTCATGACATCATCAGCGCTTGTATACATGAATCTATCGTTAGAACCTGCTTGATAAGCTGGTCCTATTACGTAATGGGTTTCTACGTCTTTAGTTCTAACAGACTCTGACTCATTAATAAGATCTTCATGCTTTTTTTCTCCTGGTCTAAGACCAATGATCTTAATCTGCTTTTTATACAAACTTGAGAAAATTTCAGCTAGATCTCCAATCCTCATTGCAGGTATTTTAGGAATCCAGGTTTCTCCGCTTTCTCCTCTTTTTAAAGCTTCTAAAATTAGATCTACGCTGTCATCTAAGGTCATAACAAATCTGGTCATATCTGGATCTGTCACTGTTAGATTCTCAGAATATTCTGCTTGATATTTGAAAAGTGGAATAATGCTTCCTCTAGACTCTAGGACGTTTCCATACCTGGTGCACAAAAATTTAACGCCAGTTGAATCATTTTTAGATTGACTTGTTACTAGACGTTCAGATATTCCTTTACACATTCCGTAAACGTTGACAGGAGAACAAGCTTTGTCCGTGCTAACAAACAAAACTTTTTCTATCCTCCAGTCAGATCCCCAAGACTGTGATATGTCTTTTACTGACTTAACGACATTTTGAGTTCCTAATAAATTGGTCATTACGCTTTCAAAAGGACTGAGCTCACAAGTATCAACTTGTTTTAAAGCAGCAGCGACAATTATGACTTGAGGTTTGTAATGAAGTATAACTTCTTTTACTCGGTTATAATCTCTAATGTCTCCAACAAAAAACTCTACTTCTGATGAAGAATTGAGTTCGTTCTTTATAGTCCAATGCTTAGCTTCATCTCTAGAATAAACAGCAATTTTATCGCCACTTTTTAAAAATCTAGAAATTAATTTTTTTCCTAAGGAACCAGTTCCACCGAATATTAGATACTTCATCGTTCAAATTATACTTTCACGAAAAAAACTGTTCAAAGTTTAACAACATCGTCTAAAGAAATTTCAGTTATTGAATCAGATCTAGTCGGTCTGTAATCAATGCTAAGGTTGTAATTCCTGCTGCCGTTGATGACTACATCCGTATTTTCATTTCCTAACTTAGAATGAAATATGCCTCCGTCTAAGACAGCTGAAATTTTATATCTTTGATAGTACAACTTTTGATAATCAGTCTCATTGAACTTTTTTAAGTTAGAAAGATCTAAAAAAACTTCTTTCATAGTTTGAATTCTGCTGAGGGCTGGTAGTTTTGCCAAAAAATTGCATTTATACATACCGTCACAATCTGACTGAAAAAACTCTACTCTTTTGTTTTGGATAAAGTTATTTTGAGTTACCCAGGCGTATTTTCTTGAATCTTTTTTTGGGCTTCCTTTATCGTACAAATGTCTTTGTGAAACTAAAAATTCTTCTGTCCTTATAAATCCTACTTCACTGTTAGATTCTAAAAATGATTCACATGTTTCTAATTTTTTTAGAGTGTCATTGGAATGAATTAAGTCTGACTCGATAATGTAAAGATATTTGTAGTCTCTTTTCATCAAAGATTGGTAATTTTTTAAGCACCAATGTATTGCGCTCCAAAGTCCAATGTTGGTTTTTGATTGGTAAACGTTAACAAAATTGTCTGTCAATAATTTTACGCTGCCTTCGTAAGAAGAAGCATTATCAAATACCAACAAATCATCTAACGTTTTTTTATCAATTACATGAACTAGATTATCAACAACTTGTTTTAGTATCTCAAATCTAGTCACATCTTTCGTGCAAGTGACCAAAAGAAATAAAGTATCTTTCATGTTAGTTCTCCAATAAAATTTTCCCACTTTTTCCAATAAGAATTATTAAGAATCTCTTTTTGAAGTTCTAACATTCCATTTCTTAATTTATTAACGTAAGAATCATCAAATAACAATTTTTCAATTGAATTTGATGCTTTTAAAGCATCATCGACAAGAATGCAATTAATGTTATCTATAAGATACTTTGAAGCGTTTGAAGAATTAACGTACCTATTAGTCGTAATGATGGGAGTTCCAGAATTTAAGCAATAATAAAAAACGCCACCTCCCCAATCGGTCTGCTTGAAATGAACGGCTGCCTTTAATCTAGACGTAATTTTGTAAGATTGTCTGGGCGTGATTGTAGGAAATTTACCAGTCACGCCATTTTCTTTTGAATATCTAATGTCAGCTCCTGCGCTACGGATGTTTCCACCGAAGTTTATTACTTCTGGTAGATTGATTTCTCTAAGCAAGGAATTCATTTTCTTGAATATCTTATAGTCTTCTGGTTGTCTTACTTCAAAGTTGTGGTTAAACGAAGCAAAAGAAACATCTTCGTAACCTGAAATAGAGACATTCGTGATGTCAAGTAATGACTTTTCGAATGGCAGACAAAAGACATTAACATTGTTTACGTCTGTATTTTTATTTTCATAGTTTGCAGGAATAAATTTAGCGGCGTTTCTTGTTTTGTAATTTTCAGGTGAACTATCCCAAGCATTCATTGTTGAAGATACCCATTTTGCATTTGGGAAATATTCTGAAGCTATTTTGAAATATTGGCGTAAAGAACTTTCGCCGCCTCGCAAGGTGTGGAATACATCAATTGAACATTTTTGTTTTGTCAAATCTATGATTTGACAATAGATGTCTTCTTCATAAAGATTATGAGATTTAAAATCTTTCAAAAAGTAATCTTCTCCAAAAAAAGAAAGATTTTCTTCAAATGGATAAATTTCTAAATTTCTTTTTGTTTTGTCTTCAAAAGATTTACAAAGCATAGCAGGCCAAGTTGCTATTCTTTGCCAGTTTAGACCAAGCGTTCCTTTTTTAGGAACAAAAACTTTATGTCCCAATTTTGAATAGTGGTAGATCATAGAAGCTAGTCCACTTCTATCATCTGTAGGAAATATTAAAACGTTCATCAAAATTCCTCTTCAGGTCCTTCTAAAAGAATTTTGTTTTGTGGATATTTTACCTGGTCTTTATTAACCACCTTGTATTCCCAACCATCTGATTTACAAACGTCAGTAAACCCCAATGGAATCCTAGAATTTTGTTTTTGTTGATACTGTTCATCAGACAATTTTTCATAGTACATACCAGAAGTAGATGGAGCGTCTAAATAATAACCATACCTCTTATTACCTCTAATGAAAGCATATCCTCCTCTAGGGTCATTCCACACAGGAGCAAATAGAGGGACCCAACTAGAATAGTTCATCTGATCTTTTAATTTTAATTTTACTTCGTTATCGTACCAGTCTTCTGATCTTCCCCAATAATCTTGAGTCTGAGGCCAATCTACTGGGTATTTCCCAATTAAGTCAAAAACTTCTTTTTTGAAGAATCCCATTGTGGGAAAATGATTGTCTATCGGTTTGTAATATTTGTAATTTTCGAGCTTAAAAACTTCGCAGTTATCGGCATCATACCTGTTAGATACGGTCGAGTTTCTAACAGCATTTACTTCTAATGCTTTCGCCTCATCAAAGCCAATAAAATCTTGAACTGTTTTTTCAAAAACTTCATTATTAACAATCAGCTGCAAATCATCTTGCAAAAATAAAATCACGTCATTTTTTGCAGTCTCGATGATCATGTTCTTAGCAACATATTCATCATTTACCCAATTTCTTTCTTTAGGATCTCTCAAAAATAGATCGTCTATCAAGTTAGATTTCTTGAGATCAAAGAGATAATCTTGTAAACCTTTTTCAGTGCTACAATTATCAACAACAATAAGTTGATTATTACTTTTTACATTTTCTAAAGATTTAAAAAGAGACTTAGCATACTTTAACCTATTAAAAGTTGTAACTGCAATTGTAATCGACATATTTGTCTCCTTATCTACATGGCAGATATTAGATTTCGATATCCTTGATATCCTTGTGGCAATTTCCAAGATTCAACATCAGGAATTGAAGGAATAGCTAAACTAACATCGTCATGAATAGAATGAAGAGGAAGAACCTGCGTAGCTATTCCTATGTTTCTTGAAATTACTGGAACATTTAATAGTCCACATTCTATCAAAGATTGAGGGCCTCCTTCACATCTTGCTGTCACAGGATATAAATCAAGAGTTTGATACAACTCGTTTATTACATCATGAGGAGGTCTCTCGACGTATGTGAATGGTATTCCAGATTTTTTTAGTCTAGAGATTATATACTGTCTTCTCCATCCAGCCAAAACAACATGCAAGTCAGGATTCTTTTTAACAACTTTTTCTAGATAATCGGCCAGCAAATCTGGACCTTTTTCTAATTTAGGACTTATCAAATCAGATCCTTCCGTGTCTCTTTGAAAAGATCCTACCAAGTATGAATTCAACGGCAAATTATATTTTTTTCTTAAATCGTTTTTACTTCCAGTTGCTTTCCATATCTTTTGATTTGCCCAATATGGTACCACGAATACTTCTTTTTTTGTTAATCTACTTATAAAGTCTTTAGTCTGTTCGTTGTAAACGTGATATGCTGTCGTTAACTTATCTCTAAACATAAATTCTTGATAAGCTAAAGAATTAAATTTTTCAGGAACAATGTGGTGAACGGTGGTCAAAACTTTTTTCCCGTTTAACCAACCTGATTGATACAGATTTTGCCAAGCCCAATCAGCTAATAACCAAACTACATTTGCGTCTTTTGGGTGGTTAACACTTATGTCTGAATTATCTTCATTCCATTCTTTGACAAATCTATCGACTATCCAATCCTCAGATGGAGGTAAGACAAACACCTTATTCATTGAAAAATTATATTCCAAAAATGTTTCATTGAATCAGACCATCTTAAAATATCATAAGAATTATTCTTCAAATCTCTGCTAAGCAACAACTTTTCAATTTCAAAAAAATTCTTATAGACATGATCTATGCCTGCGAATTCTACAGATCCGCCACCTTCAACATGAACGTATGTTGGCAAACCTACAGCAATAGATTCTAAAACATGATTAGGTCCTGGGTCATGTCTTGATCCACTTATATAAACATCATGTTTTGCTAACTCTTTTGCTAACTCTTCTCCGTGAATTGGAGGAATTATTTTTGTATTGTTAAAGGTACCTCTTTCTCTTCCGATGTAAGTAAATTCAATATTTCTTTCTTTCGTGGTCAAATAATCAATAAACTCGTATACGTCAAATCCCTTTAAAGAATTGTTAGACCAATGATGAGTTACTACTTTGAGTTTATTATCTGAACGAGTATATGAGTTGTTCTTTCTATTTTCAATGAAAGTATCATCTACTCCGTTGTGCACAACGTATTGTTTCTTACAATTCCACCCTTTTTTATTGAAGTAATCTTTCATCCAGTTACTAACAAAAATTGTTTTTGTATTTAAGATGCTACATTGTAAGAGCAAACTATCCATGTGTTCAGTACCTTTTCTAGCATCACATTCATTGATTCTTTGAACAACTGGAATTTTTTTAACAGAAGATACAAATTTGTAGACGTCATTTGCGTCAAACATTCCATTTTCTTTTCTAGGATCCATTAGAAATATGGAATCAACATCTTCTGACAGATTATTAGTAATGGTTATACCAGAAGGAACAGTTGCATATACTGCTCTAACAAAATTGTTTCCGCCGCCCCAAGGTCCGTCTATCGGCTTTCTATTTATGGCTATTTTCATAATAGTTCTTTAAAAAATGTTAGATAATCATTTATGACTCTATTCATTGAGACGTCTGTGTCAGGCTTTTTGTCTTTTAGGTCTGGAAGTTTTTCTTTTATTTGGCTCACGTCTATTTTTGGAGGATTATCATAGTTGACTAGTTCGTAATCATATGGTTGATTCTCTTTTAAAATCACTCCAAAATTCTTAACTAGTTCTTTTGTGCCTCCTTGCTCCGAACAAATAACAGGAGTAAATTGAGATAAAGATTCTACCACCGTATTAGGACAATGATCTAACCAAGCAAGGTGAATCATCCAATTTGAAGCAGAGAATACTTCTAGACAAACTTCATGAGGTTGAGGTCCTGTGTAGAATATGTCTACGTCAGGAATCATTTTTGGATTTGAACCCATCACTATGAGCGCGGCTGAACTATAAAAACTTTGTAAATGCTTGAATAACTCAACGTTAGATTCAAGTCTTTTTTGTGAGTGCCAATTTGCTGAACAGACAAAAAGCATTTCATACTTTTGTCTAATTTGTTCTAATGAAGAAATTTTAAACTGTTTAACGGGTTCAGCATTTATGCCATTCAATATGATTTTTCCATTTTTTGGAATTCCCCACCATTTTGATGCCATATTCTTGTCAAATTCTGATTGCCAGATCACACCATCGGCTTTTTGATACAATGATTTTATGTTAACATTTTTTACATGAAATTCAGATGGAGAAAACCAAATTCCATCAAGTCTTTGAATGACTTTCTTTGCCAAGGGTCTACCACTAGGTTCAATAAAAACCAAAGAAACATCTGAATTTCTTCCATCATAAATTTCTACCTCATGCCCGGATTCTATAAGGCCTTTTGCAAGTCTCTTTGCAAAAGAATTTGGACCTGAATTAGATCCCATATTCACGTTGTCTAAATGTATTTTCACGATCTTCGTTTTACCTCTGAAATGAAAGGCGTAGCGAATTCAGTGCCATTTAGCATGACAGCCATTAAAGCGATTTCTTTAGTTTCAATATTTTTTAAACTAGCTCTTTGAGTAAAGATGTTAGGATCTAATTCTTGAGTCTCGTTTATGTTTATAGAGTCATAGTACATTTGAGCTAAAAAATTCACGGATTCATTTGACAAAGGCGTCGAAGCTGTTTTTATCACTTCAGACAATGTGAAAAATATATCATTATAAATCTCAACGCAAGTTGCTTTATTCAAAATTTGATTTTTTCTTTTTGAAAGTCTTTCGACCAATAGTTTAGAGATAGAATCATGAAAATTTTGCTGTTTCATTTTACAAACCCACGTTTTCTTAAAAAGATAGCTTCGTCTTTTTGAAATCTAGCATCATCAGTTTGATACGTTTCAGGGACATCTTTGATGGTATAATGATACATTACTCTTGGTAAAAACAATCTCTTTTTAGACTTGTGAAGAACTGGTAGATATATCGCTTGATCACCTGCTCTTCTAATATAGTTTCCATCTTCACCTCTAAAGTTTTCATCTTTAACTTCATTTATCAAAGTTTTTCTAAAGGTTTTTAAATGACTTGAAACCCAAGGATAAGCGTATACATCAGCATCATCTGGCATTGGTCTGCTGATATTTTTATCAGAAAAACTCCATCTATGCGCTGTCCACAATGCCTCGCAATTTGTCTCAGTATATGCATGATTGATAATCGTTAATGCATCAAGATCTGTTAACCAATCGTCAGCATCTATCCGACAAACAATGTCATCATCATTGCATTTAGAGATTCCCATTAAGACATTTGCAACTTCCCATTTTTTTTCAACGTTCCATATAACTTCAATTTTATTTTTGTAGGATTGATCCAACATTGAAGAAAAGTCATCTTGTATTTTTTTGCAGTTCTTGACGTGCTCTTCAGAAGAAAGATCATCGATCAAAATAACTCGCCAATTATCATAAGATTGACCACAAATAGAATGAAGCATCCGAGGCAAGGTTTCGGATGCATTATACATGGGTGATACAAAAACGAATCTATTGTTCTTGGACATAAGAAGAAACTGTCTTTTCTATCCCAGATTGAAATCCAATATATTTGAAATCTACAACAGAATTTAGCTTTTTTGTAGAAATCCAATACTTTTTGTCATGTCCGGGTCTATCTTTTGATGTTTTTAACACATCAAAAATATCAAAATTGTTATTTGTAATAAGATTGTAGGTCTTTATCACATGAGAAGCTGTCTCTATATTTGTGAATGTCATTCCAGAACTTAAATTATAACAAGAATTCCATTCTGCAGATTCAGAAGTTAACAAAATCCTTATTAACTTTACCGTGTCTTCTACGTATGTCCATTCTCTTTCTTGTCGTCCATCTCCATAAAGAGGGAATTGAATACCTTTTTTCAAGCAATCAATCAACTTTGGTATAAATTTTTCAGAATGTTGATTTGGACCGTAGTTGTTAGAGGGTCTAACAATGATGTAATCTGACCCGTAAGTATTTTTATAAGATTTTATCAACAAATCTCCTGAAGCTTTTGTAGCTGAATAAGGATTTAAAGGATTTAATGGATCACTTTCTACAAAAGATCTATCATATGCTGGACCATATACTTCGTCAGTGGAAATGTGACACAATTTTGTACCGGTTGCTTTACATGCATTTAAGACTGAGGCAACACCTTTAACGTTGGAGTGAATAAAATCATTACAATCTAATATGGAATTATCTACATGGGTTTCTGCTGCAAAATGAATTAAAAAGTCAGGATTGTATTTTTTGATTTGTTCTATCAAAATCTCTGTTTCGCAAATATCCAACTGAAGAAAATTTGAATTTTCAAAGTTAGTTTTTTTGCTTGCGTAAGTAAGTTTATCTATGTTAAGAACAGAATCTCCTAAGCTTAAGAAATGTCTAACAGCATGACCTCCAATAAATCCTGCTCCTCCTGTAATGATTACCTTCATTTTAATTCCCGTAATTTTCTAAACACCATTCTAAAGCTTCCTCTGCACTTCTGGGAACAAATCCCGTAGATATTAATTTGTCTACGCTTAGTAAAGTGTTAACTCTTTTTACTTTTATACTCTTTATATAATCATCGTAGCTTATCTTATCGATGATAAAATCACTAAAAATTTTAGCTTTTATTTTGTTGGCTATTTGGTACGGGCTCATCCAACCAACGTTTGCAAGATTATAGACTCCATAACATTTGTTACTAATCAGGTGATCAATCATTAGTTTCATATCTTCTATACAAGTAATAGAATTTTTTGAATCAATAAAATTGCCTTTTTGCAAATTCATAAACTTAGTTAACATATTTGTGGGATTAGGAACAGCTGATATTAACTGCCTAGGTCGAACTATCGTAATATTTTGATATCCCAAAGATAAGATCGAAATATCAGCATTTGCTTTAGTTTGTGCGTACCAAGAAGCTGGTGATGGATCATCTAATTCAGTATACTCTTTTTCTGTTTCCATTCCATCAAAAATGCAACCGCTGCTAACGTGTAATAGATGATGATGATATTTTTTGCAAATTTTTGCAACGTTTACTGCACCAACTACGTTGACTAGTTCAGATTCTTTTTTGTTCTCTTCGCACCATTCTAGATTAATCTTAGCGGCAGTGTTTACAACTACTGTTTTTTCAGGAAATGTAGAAAGAATCGAGTCAATCGACATTTCATCTTTAATCTCTATTTGCGAATGAGACAAGACAATGTCTTCTTTATCTTTTATAATGTTAGCTACTTTCCCTGATCCGATGATTACTTTCATTTTAAAGTTTCCCAAATCATTTCATTAGCTTTTTTGTAAGATTCATGAGTTCCTGCGTCTACCCATTCACATTCAACATCAAAAAAGCTACCACTACAATTTTTCACTAGATAAGAATTTAACTCCGATATCTCATATTCTCCGCGAGAAGAAGGCTTTAAACCTTCAATCACATCAAAGACGTTTGAAGAATAACAGTATAATCCCACTATTGCTTTATTGCTAGGGGGAGATTTTGGTTTTTCGATTATATCTACAACTTCATCATTAAGATAAACTGGTACTCCGAACCTTTGAGGGTCTATTACTTCTTTTAAGAAAAGTCTAAATTCATCCTTCGATGAATAAAACTCACGAATTTGCGATGCTAGTTTAGAAAAATCGCTAAAAATATTGTCTCCTAATAACACGGTAAATTTAGAGTTTCCAACAAAACTCTTGCAAAGATTTACTGCTGCTGCTATGCCGTTAGCTTTATCTTGAATTCTATAAGTCAAAGAGCAGGAATAATCAAGTCCTGACCCCAACAAATTCATGACTTGTCCTGCATTTTCAGGACCTGTGATCAACATGATGTCATCAATTCCTGAAGAAGTCATCAATTCTAAAACATGATAAACCATCGGCTTGGTTGCGATTGGAAGCAAACATTTGTTGGTCGATTTTGTTAAAGGATATAAACGACTTCCAGTACCACCTGCTAATATTACGCCTTTCATTTATCTAACATAATTTTAGGTTGAGATTTGCTTATCGTTATATGATGAGTTTTCGTCTTACCATCCCATTTTTGATGCCAAATCCACCCGCCTAATTTTTCCGAGAGTTCAGAAGCTCTAGCTTCTATCATTTCATCTGTCACTTGTGACCAAGGAACATCAAACATCATATTTGATTCTGAAGTATCTTCATAAGATTTTCCAGACAACGATTCCCAGTGTTTGGTCCAATATTTCTTATACAGTTTAATCTTTCTGGGCAGATCAAACCAGCTATAATGAAATACTCCAGGCAAATTATCGACGACTTTGTTGAACCATTCTTGATAATTTTTTATTGCTTCAGCGTCACCGGAAACTGCTTGCTTTCTTGCACTGTCAACTTCAGAAGTGTAAAAAGTTACGTGAGGTATTCTTTCGTAAGATGATGAATCTATCATGTCACATCCATCTCCATAAGCCGCATAAAGATTTCCATTTTCATCAGTTCGACGAGCATCTGAAGGTATTCCGTGAGTGATATTTTTCTTATTTTTACTTAATCTCCACTTCCAAGGAAGAACGTCGGCTCTAACTTTCTTAGGACCTCCCCAATATTCAACAACTGGTAATGATATAAGATCTACGTTAGCTGGAAATTTTGCACATAAGTTTAATATTTTTTCATAATCGTCTTCGTGCACTATTTCATCTGAATCCATTTGCCAACAAAAATCTCCTGTGCACATGGAACGGGCTTCTGCTTTTTGCATTCCGTCAAAAACAGCAAATCTAGGATGGCTCCAATCTCTTGTCACTTGCTTCAGTTTGATCTTTGTTTCCGTAGATGACAATTCTTGAAGCTTCTCCCAAGTGCCGTCTGTAGAACCTCCATCAACAATACAAACCTCCTCGCAAAAAGGAAGCATAGACTTAACGCACTGTATAAATGGATATTCTTGAGACAATGCGTTATAAACCGTCATGTATCCGCTGATGTTAGGACGATATTCCATCATCTTTTTTATGTAATTCCAAAATAGAGTTGGTGCTCCAAACAAGTACTCTTCAATCTCTTCAATGTTATTTGTAGAGAACCAATCTTCATTTTTATGTTGTACGTTTTCGTTCAAATGAAGTTTGCAACCCAAAAGCTTCGCTTCTATGACCATTCTTGGGCAGGTATCAGCACCTGCTGGAAGGTATACAAACCCTTCTGCATTAGCTAGCTTTTCCAACATGACTTCGTAAGCTACATTCCAGACAACTTCATATTCTACTTTGTTGTCCAGGCACCATTTTTCTGCAGCTTGAGCTCCTTTTACCCAAGATTCTGAACCTAAGACTACCCATCCTTTTCGATCTGATCCTGATGAAGAAACAACTTCTCTAAGCCACTTGATGGTACCTAGGGTTTTTTTCGAAAATACGCTTGATAAGACAACATTATCTTTTTCAGATAAAAATGGGAACATTCTGTGATAACGATCTTTCTGCGCCTCTGACATCCACCACAGAACTTTTGCTCCGTAGTAAAAAGCAGAGATTAATTTTCCGTTGAATTGATTATGACAATCGCACGGAGATCCGGTTTTTTCAGAATGCTTTTCAGGAGATCTGTACTTGCAATATTTGTAATCATATTCTAGGATAGAATAGTTCAAATTTCCAATTATGCTTGGAACTAGTTCCATGTTCATTTGAGCAAAATTGCCAAAGATCCAAAACTTATTAGTTCCTTGAGCTAATAAGTGCATGGTCAGCTCTTTTGAACGAATTTTCATGTAAGGCAAAGGGCACTCATCAATCAAAGCCTGCGTGGTTAGTTCTGCTCCACCGACATAATCCTCTGAAAAGAGATCAGCTACAAAAATAACCTTAACTTCATCAGGAATGATGAGAGGTCTAGAACTATTTTCGAATATGCTTTTATTGAATGTTTGCAAGATTTACCTCTTTAAATTCTCTGAAGAATTATAATTAATTCTATAAGTAAATTGATCTAAATTTATAGATTTAGAAATAAGATTTAGTTAAATTATAAATCTTAATCTTAGAAAAAATAACAATGTCTAGGAGGATGTATATGTCAAGAAAAAAAACTAATACGCAAGTAAGTTCTCCGAACTTTTCGGATGCAAAAATTGACAAAAAAGATCCTCTTGACAACGTTGAAACAAAAAAAACTTTGGATGCTATTGAAAGCAATCGACAACAAATTTTAGAGATGCAAAAAAGAATCCTATCAGCTCCCGCAATGAATGGTGGATTCTCAAATCTAATGTACAAAATTGAAAAAATAGAACAATCACAGACTCAACTAGTTTTTAAAGTTGACGAAATAAGAGAAGTTTTGTATAATCCTGATAATGGATTATATGCAAGAATAAAGAATGTTGAAAATAGTACAGCTGAAATTGAAAGAGTTGAAGAGTTAGAAGAACAGTTGCATTCGATACAAAGCTGGAAAATTCATGAAGAAAAACTAGCTCAAAAAGAAGAACTCAATGATGAAAATCTTGCAAAGATTATAAATCAACATTCTGAAGTAATTAAAGAATTACAATCTTGGTATCAAAAACAAGCAGCTTTTACTAGATGGCTTTCAATTGCAGTAGGTACAGCAATTTTAGGTGCTATTGGTAAGATAATACATGCTTACATTAATTCGCATATTCAAATTATTTGAACATTAGCCAAAAATAAGCTACAATGATTTTGTGACAATTTTTCTAAAAAAAGAAATACTTGAATCATTTAAAGAAGTATGCGATGATTTAAGAAATTTTTTAAATACAGAAAAAGTATTATTCCTTGAAAAAGATCAAGTTTTGTTAAAAACTTCATTTCAAGGAATTTTTAATTTAAAATATTCTAATCAACTGAAATTAGCTATTCATAGGTTGATTATAGAACATTGTATTTTATCAGAAAAAATATCTCCTGGTGGGTTTGACTTTACGTTACACAGGATATTAAACTCTAATCTTGATGATAAAACCAGATCTTCAAACAAGGCTACTTTGAATGATCTAAAAAAAATCATTTTTTCTCAAACAAAAGACGATAACACGTTAAGCAACTTATTATTTGACGCTGTGCTTTTAGCTGGGTTTGGTGGCAGAATATCTGTAGAAAAGTCTAGCAATAACTTTACTTCAATTGAAGCTATTGATGGTTTTACCTTTAAAGTAAAAACTTTTGAAGAAAAACCAATAAAAATAGTAAATCCTAGAGTCATCGTTATTGATGGATTTGTTGAATCTGTTTCTGAGATTAATTTATTGCTTGAAGGAGCAAGTTCAACAAAACACCCTGTAATTCTAATAGCTAGAGGACTTCATGACGAAGTTTTAAATACACTGAAAGTCAATAGAATTAGAGGAGCTATTGAAGTTTATCCTATTGTAGTTGAGTTTAATCTGGAAGGAATAAACAAACTTAATGACATCTCAATAGCTTGTTCTACGTCTTTGTTTTCTAGCAATTTAGGCCAACTGATTTCTAATATTTCTATAGATGATGCAAGAAAAGTAGATGAAATCTCTATTTACGTTAATTCAATTTGCATAAAAAATCAATCATCAAAATCTGATGTCAATTCTCATATTAAATTTCTATTATCTAAAAGAGAAGAATCAAAAAATGTAGAAGAAATCTATGAAGATAGAATAAGATCTTTGTCAGCAAATAATGTCATTATTAGACTTCCAGATACCAGCGATTTTGTCGTAAAAAGACAATCTGTTGATTATTGTCTTAGATCAATAAAATCTATGATAGAATTTGGAGTGATAAATGATTCTAAGCTTTACGGATCTTATGTCTCTTCTAACTTATATTCTAAATTGTTTTTTGAAAAATTAAATTCATTAGGTGCAGTAATACATAACTCTGTCATTATGTCATACTAGCAAGTATTGCAGCTAGGTCATCTTTATCAGAAAGTTCAAATCCAAATTTTTCTTTAAACTTTTCATTAAACTTTCTAATGTCTTGTTCATTTGCACCTTTGAAAATATCTTTAATTTTCACATCAGGTGCGGCAGGTGTCGGTGGAGACCCTGGTGGTGTCGGTGCAGGAGGAGTTGGAGGCGGTTCGCTGTCTTGAACTTTACCAGTAAATCTATTTAAAGCTTTTACAGGCATGTTCACGAATTCAGAAACTACAGCATTTGTATCCCAAGGAATTCCCAATTTTACAGGATCATAAACGCTAATCTTAGTTTTAAAAGAAGAACTTAAGGCTGCTGAAAATTTCTGATAATCATTTGGAAATAGCTCTGACATTTTTTTAGAAGTTCTATTATCATTTCTACTGTCTTCTAATTCTTTTTTTAATATTTTCTTGAAGTCTTTTATTGCTATTCCTGCTTTTGGAATATTTTTCATTGCCACGGCAAATCCTGCAAAAGCTCCATTTATTTTTTTTATGTTCTCTATTGCTTTTTGTTCGTCTTTAGGTTTTAAAGAACCAGATTGAATCTTTTCTAGATATTCTCGTTGTTTTTCTTCTGCTTTTTCTAAAAATCCCTTAATAGCAGTAGAACTTATGTTCTCGCTAGTAATTGCGTCTAAAAACAACTCTACTGCTTTTTGTGATTTTTCAACAAAATTTTCCAATTCTTCTTGCTGCTTCTCAGATATCTCTTTTAGAACCTTAGATTCTAATAAAGCGATTTTTAACGCTACGATATCTTCATTAACTTTGTTTACTTCACTCATGTAATAAATTATATCTTACTTATGTTAAACAAGAATAAAGTAAGCAAATTAACTTGGGATTTTTTTGAAGTTACAAAAGAAATCGCCAAGAGAAATTTAGTCACGGCTGTCAACACGAAGCAAATTAACGTAAATGAAAGCTTACTACCTGCTATTTTAGGGCTTATTGATGTGTCAGTTAATGAAGGATTCAATAAGGGCCACAATAATTTCTTAAACGCTTTATCAAACATGACTGAAGAACAGCCAAAGAAAAAAAAATAGTAGATCATGAAGAAAAGAAAAGCCCAAATCCAGGATTCTGGAACAAGCTTAAAAGAATCTTTTGGACAAAAGCATCTAATAAAATGTAGATGCATTTTGCCACAAATGAAAAATACTGCAAATCCTGCTCCTCATTGTTTTGTGGTTTTTTCTGAAGTATTTGAAGGTCAAATAAAACCGAAATTTTCTCAATGTAATAACTGTGGTGTGGTTCACAAGGTTGTTGACATATGTTCTTCGGAAATAATGAGTGGAAAAGATGCAATGAGTTCTATTATGACTATAGAAGACATTAGATCTTCCATGAACAAAAGCTTATCTTCGATATTAGATAGACACAATTGTGATTTACCTACTTGGGAGTTTGCTCAATACATTCTTGAGAATAAAAAGTGGGGAGAAATTGTCATATTGTCTACTGACGTAGAAAAAGAAGATAAAGTTATAAAATACGTCAGAATTTTAGGCGATTCATTATTCAAAGTAGATTCTCACATAAGAAAAGAAACATTAGGTGAGTAATATGCAAACTTTTGGTAAGCTTTCTTCTGAAAAATTAGCAGAAGAAAATGAAGAATGTCGAAAGATCGTAAAAGAAATTTTGAATGTAGGTCTTACGCAAAGGCAACAAATGTTCCTTATTTATTTACTTTCTCTTGAATTAGAGAATATAGAATATGTAAAAGACCTAACAGAAGTGATTAAAGAAATTGCAGGAGACGATATTTTTGTCTCAAGGAGCGATGATGGGAAGATCAATTAACGTAAAAACTCCGTTTACAACAAAAAATAAAACCGGCGATCATGATGAAGCTGAGTTAGCAGCTTTGCTCCCTCATCCAAAACATGGAGAAGATTCTAGAATCGTAGTATTATACGGAGGGGTCAGCGAACAATCAATTTCCGCAGTAATCTATCAGCTCTTGTATTTAGCAAATCAAAACCACAAACCAATTCATCTAGTGGTTTCTACTTATGGAGGGTCTGTAGATGAAATGTTTTCGCTTTATGATACCATCAGATTTTTGCCATGTCCTGTCCATACAATAGCGTTGGGTAAAGTAATGTCAGCAGGTGTGCTACTGCTAGCTTCTGGCGTGAAAGGCAAACGCTTAATTGGATCATCAGCAAGACTTATGATGCATCCTATATCAGGAGGTTTTTACGGAAACGTTTTTGAATCCATGAGTGAAACCAACGAATTCAAAAGGCTACAAGAATTGATGGTTTCATCTCTTCAAAAAGAATCCAACATGACAAAAGAGCAAGTCGAAAAAATCATGAAATCTGGACATGATTTTTATGTGACTCCTGAAGAAGCAATCAAACTAGGCATCGTGGATAAAATTATTGGTGCATAAACTTTGTAATTGATCGATAGTTTGCTTTATGATCGTCTGGGGAGTAAATCCTCAGACGATTATCATTTATGAAAAAAATCTCTATTGAAGATTGGAAAATGTATTTTCCATTCGATAAGATTCGCAAAGAGCAAGAAGTAGCAATTAACTTTGCTTTAAACTCTTTCTTAAACGAAAATAAGAAGTATGTAATCTTAGAACTAGGTACTGGCGTGGGTAAATCCGCAACAGGAATTACAATTGCTAGATACATGGAAAATCATGCTCCAATTTCAATTGGAGAAAATGGTGATCGTTTGGTTGGTTCTTATGTGGTTACAACGCAAAAAATTCTTCAAGAGCAGTATCTAAGAGACTTCGGTCCAAGTTGTGGGAAGAATCTTGTCAAATCTATAAAATCTTCCAGCAATTATATGTGTTCTTTTTATTCAGATCAAACGTGCGCTGAATCTAAAAGAATCTTGATGAATTTAGGAAAACAGTTAAATGGAACTGATTTTCAAAAAAACTGTAAAACTAATTGCAAGTATTCTATAGAAAAGCAAGAATTTATAGATTCTTCTATCGCTGTTACTAATTTTCCTTATCTTCTTGCAGAATCTACTTACGCAGGGAAATTAGAACCTAGAGCTATGCTTATCGTAGACGAAGCTCACAATGCTGAAACTGAGCTCGGAAAATTCATTGAGATTACTTTTTCAGAAAAATTTGCTAGAGACATTCTAAAGTGTAAGTCTCCAAAATCAGAATCTCAATCTGCTATTTTTGAATGGATCAATTCGACTTACAAAAAAGCCTTGTTGAAGCACATCAAAGAAGTAGAAAAGGCTCTAGAAAAACTTAGCAATGATATTGAAGGATATGGCAATTTTTCAAAGCAATATGAGATTTTAGATAAACATGTGTGTAAGATCAATCGATTTATAGAAGTCTATAAACCTGAAAATTGGATCATGAACGTAGCATTACCTTCATACGATAACAAGAAGGCAGGTAAAAAATTCGAATTTAAACCAATTGATGTTTCACCTTACGCATATTCAAGTTTTTTTAGATTAGGAAATAGAGTGTTGCTAATGTCTGCAACAATTGTCAACAAAGAAATTTTTTCTCGATCTATCGGCATTGAAGAGAAAGATGTTTCTTATCTTTCTATACCTTCGCCATTTCCTGTAGAAAACAGGCCTGTTCATTTTTTGCCTGTAGGATCTATGTCAAAATCGACAATTGATTCTACACTTCCAAAAATGGTAGAGGTTGTAAAATTGTTGCTAGAAAAGCATCCTCAAGAAAAAGGAATCATTCATTGTACCAATTTCAAAGTAGCAAAATACATCAAAGAGAACGTAGATTCTCACAGGTTAGTACTTCATGATTCAAGCAATAGAGAAGAAATGCTAAAGTTTCATGTCAACAGCAAGGATCCAACTGTGCTAGTCAGCCCTTCTATGATGGAAGGAGTAGACTTACATGACGATTTAAGTCGTTTTCAAATTATATGTAAGATTCCTTTTCCTTATCTAGGAGACTTGGTCGTAAAAAAGAGAATGGAAAAAAACAAGTTTTGGTATCCTTATATGACAGCCAAATCTATAATCCAATCTTTAGGTAGATCAATTAGGAATGAAAGTGACCATGCAATCTCTTACATATTAGATTCTGATTGGGAAAAGTTTTTTAGAATGAATCGAACATTGTTTGACGAAACATTTAAAATTTTTTAAGATATTTACCTGCAAACGTGATTCCGTATATTAATTCTGGAGGTAACAATCAAATGTCCGATAATGAAGTTTTAGCAAAATGGAATGAAGTTAAATCTTTAGTTGAATCTCTTGAACATGACGTTGCAAAATCAGCTAGAGGAGTTGCTGCGGCTGGCGTCAGAGTCAGAAAAGGTTTGAGAGAATTAAAAACAAAAGCATCCGACATGGTGAAAACAACGATTGCTTTTGAAAAAAGTTCAAAAGATTCAAAGTGAATAATTATTAAACGGGTGCTTCAGCACCCGTTTGAATTAATATTCAAATTTAAATTGAATAAGAGGAAAAAATGCCAGCACCTAGAGCAGTCCTAGCAGATATCTTAAACTTGGGATTAGATCCAAAAAAATCCCATAGATCTTTGTCTAAAGATGGAAAGCTTAAGAATGTTTCTTCAAAAAAGAAGAAAGATCTTAATCTTAAACCAGGTTTCGTTTTTGTACCGGCGCAAGAAGAATCCACTAAGGTAGAAACTTTAAAGCAAGAAAAGCTTACCGAAATTGTGGACGTTAGTCCTAGAGTTGAAAACGAAAAAGCTACCATTACTACTAATGCTTCCTTAAAAGAAAAAGAAGCTGACGCTGAATCCGCAATTCTTGAAGAAAAAGTGGAAGTTAATTTTTCAACTGATAAAAGTGTTGATGAACAGTCAGAAAAGCAAAAGAAAAAGCAATTATTTCAAAAGAAATCATTATCAAACAACAGCTGAAACTTTAACTTTTGAATGATGTTTTTTTCTATTTGACAAATTCTCATTCTTGTCAATCCATATATTTTTCCTATATTTTGTAGGGTATATGGTCCCTTTTGAGCTGCAACGATTACACAGTTTTGATTATTTTTATCATTCATGTAATTTTTGCAGCTGTCTTTATTGCAGTTGACGTTGTATTTAGCATGCGTCTCAAAGCAAGTAGCTGATTGTTTTAGTATTGGTAAACTTTTGCTTTTTGTCATTAGAATTTGTTTATACTTTAGGCAAAAAAGGTACATTGTTCAAAGAAGATATTGAAATCAACATGAAAAAAACATACGTCCTTGACACGAACGTTCTTTTAAGCGATCCTAATGCTATATTTTCATTTCAAGATAATGATGTCATTATTCCAATGGTGGTTTTAGAGGAATTAGACCACCATAAAAGCAGAATGGATGAAGTAGGACACAACGCCAGAAGCGTGAGCAGAACATTGGATGGTATGAGATCATCTAATGATAGTTTGATAGACGGAGTTGCATTGCCTGAAGGCGGAATTTTACGAGTAGTATCAGTTGATTCTACAGTTGTAAAAGAAAAACTACCAGTAGAACTAGATCCAACGAAGGCAGACAACGTAATCATAAGCTTAATGTTAGGATTACCAAGAGATTACATACTGGTTTCTAAAGATATTAACGTAAGAATTAAGTGTGATGCTTTAGGAATAGTATCTGAAGATTATTTGAAATTAAGAATTACTAATGATCCAAAAACTTTTTACAAAGGAGTAGAAGTTGTAGAGCTATCTGAAGATGAAATAGACAATTTTTATCATCAGGAAAAATTAGTAATCGATGTTCCTCAAGTCAGATATCCAAACCAAGTCGTCATAATCAAGCACGTAGAGAACGAAAAGACAGTAAAATCAGCAATAACAAAGTTAAAAGTTGTTGACGGAGTTAAAACGCTTGTTCCAATCGAGAAGTTTGAAAATGTCTTTGGGTTAAAACCTAGGAACAAAGAACAAGCATTTTCTTTAGATTTGCTTTTTGATCCTGACGTTAAGCTTTTAACCTTGGTCGGATTAAGCGGAAGCGGAAAAACCCTGTTAGCGTTAGCCGCAGCACTAGAACAGCTAAAAGGAATAGGAAGTCCAGAAGTAGCCAGGTATTCAAAATTAATAGTAACAAAGCCAGTTCAGCCTGTAGGAAAAGACATCGGATTTTTACCTGGAACTTTACAAGAAAAAATGGAACCTTGGATATCTCCCATCAAAGACAATTTAAATTTCTTAATGGGAAGTAAGAGAGGTAACGCAGCAAAAGTCAGAGGCGGAACAAAAGCAGACAGCGGGTGGAACAAGACCGATAGCAATGCGTATTTGTCTTTAATGCAAGAAAAAGGGTTAATTGAGATTGAAGCGATTACCTTCATCAGAGGAAGATCTATACCTAATTCTTTTATAGTCATTGATGAGGCTCAAAACCTTTCAATGCATGAATTAAAGACGATCATAACCAGAGTAGGAGACGGAACAAAGATAGTTCTTACTGGAGATATTGAACAGATCGACAATGTGCATGTTGATGCATACACATGCGGTTTAACATACGCAATTGAAAAATTTAAAGAGTATGATATAGCTGGACACGTTACTATGCTAAAAGGAGAAAGAAGCGAACTTGCTACATTGGCTTCTCAAATATTGTAAATTGTTTGGTTGCATATAATGACATCAAACATAATTTATTGCTATGAGTGGTATATTAGACAGCCGAAAACGTATCATGGATACCATCGTTACGTTGGAAGGCAGGAAGCAAATTGCTGATGGAAAATTAAAGATAGAATACATCAGCTTTACTGATAGTTCCACTTTTTATAGCGCGGATGTCGTTAGCGGATCTGCTGATGTAACTAAAAGGTTGTATTTTGAGCAATGTCATTTACCTCAAGATCAAATCACTTTTGAAGCAGATGATTCAGGAAAATTAAAACCATTCAAAAATGCTAATGAAATTGATGTATTGAATGGAAAATTATCCAAAAAAGTCATTAATCAAGTCTTTGAAGGTTCTTCTAGAGAAGAGACTGTTTATTTGACAGGCTCTCAGTTTGCTTCAACAGCAGAGAGCCTGTTGAACTCTTCAATAGATAACTACAAAAAGCTTTATGTCTTAGGGACTAGAGATTATTTGTTTGAAGATGATGGATTTGGTATTGGAAATAGTGAGATAGAATTTAAGATATTGAAAGATAATCCAATTTCTAGCCCCCAATTTTATGAAAAAAACTTGAATGATATACCAAGTTTATTCAATGATAAGTTGCTTAGCAACGTATTAAATTTCAAATTTTTGCCGCCAATAAACAAGGTGCAAAACGACTTGGTGGATAAATCTTCAAAAGAAATAATTGAATCTAACAAGATAGGCGATTACCAGCCTTTAAATCAAGCTGAAAAGTATGATTTTGTTAAGTTAGAAGATGATTTAGCAAACTTTGAAAAATTAGGATACAAAAAAACGATAGTCTTTGATCCGACATCTTTAAATAATAAATTAGTTTCTCAATTCTTTGAAGTAAATGAAGAAGAAATGAAAAAGCTAGACGTTATAGATTATGGATCTTATCGTTACAAAAATAAGATGAAACAAGCATTTTTCGTTGGAAAAGTGTTGTTGGATGATAATGGTACTAACACGTTCGTTAGACTTTTTACAGTGGTTTTTGAATAGCAAAGGTAAATAACTGTTATGTACTTTAATCCAGCAAATAACGTAAAAGGATTATTAGAAATAGATGATAATTTTGCCGAGTTGGTAGAAATTACAGGACCACCAGCTTCTTCTAGTTCTGATTTTAAAAGCCAACGCATTGATTCATGTTTAAAGTTCAAATTTACTTACAAGGTTTCTCAAATAAAAGTCACGCAAGAGAATGCGTTGTCAGTTAGAATCACAGTAAAAAAGAAAAACAAAACAAAAAATAGCATTACTCAATCTACTAAAGTAGGATCAGTTGATACTAAAAAATTAGTAGAAAATATCTTAATGCAAAAGATAAACATTGTCAATTCAAACAAAGAAGAAAAAGATTCTATAATACTAATCAAAGAATCTGATATTGGTTCAAGAGTAAACAACCAAATCTTAAATGCTCTAAAAAATGGTGATGACATAAGTGAGCTTAAAGGATTAAAAAAATCCAAACTAGTGTTCTTAGCAAAGAACGAAATAAATAATTTTTCAAAGAACTCTATTTTAGAAGCTCAAGTAGGGCACAATACTGTAGAAATAAAAGACAATGATACACTGCTGAAAAACAATCTTTCTACATTCGTTAATGTCAAAAATGAAAGATTAAAGCTAATATTCAATAAAGAAAATTCGCCATCTCAAATAACGCAACTCTCAGATAGATCTTTATCAATTCATAATGCATCTTCAGGAACTTCTAGAAAACAAAAAACAGAAGAATATGCAGGAGATATAAAAACAAAATTACTTAATGCTCATCTTTTTGAAGGTCAAAGAAGTCTTGAAACAAAAAAAGATTTTTTTGCGTCTATTCAAGATATCTTTGATGATAAGATTTCGATAGATACTGAAATTAACATAAAAGAATCAGTTGCAAAAGATCAGTCTACGGTTTTGGTCAGCTTTGAACTTTTGAAGTCAACAGCAAAAAAATCTGGTGTTAAAGAAGTTAAGGTCATTGAAAAAATAGAAAAAGATCTAAACATACAGTCTTACATTTCGAATCTTTTTCGTCCTACGACTCCGCCTCTTGTTAGATTTTCAAAGACAAATCAAAACATCACTTTCAAAATAAAACAATTGGATGCAAACGCTAATTTTGTTTCGGTGTATAAACGAACAATAAACAATGGAAATTTAAGAGAGAAATATGTAAAACTAGCTTCTGTTCCTGTTACAACGAAAGAAGGAGAAGCTAGTTTCAACGTTATTAATTTAAAAGACAACATAGCGATTTTTCGATTTGTGCCTTTTAACGGGATAACAAAAATTCAATCTTATGAATTTACTGATGTGGTGATAAGAGATAATCCTAGAGTAAATGAAAGAAAATTAATCATTATTCCTTCCTTATCGAAACAAGGAGGAGAAGGAATAGAGATAACAGCATATAACGATTATTTGCCAGACGTCGTCGCCGCTAAACTCTTAGTAAGAAATGCGACGACCGGTAAGAAAAACTTTGAAGTTGTAAATAATTTCAATTTTTCTGATAAACAAAACAGTTCTAGATTAATTGTAAAAAATTTAATCCCATATAACCTTTACGAATTTAAGACGATTTTAATTACCGAAATGGGAGATGAAATACCATCAAATTATTCTGCTTGTCTAGAGTATATTCCGCCCGTCGGAACTCCACTAAACGTTGTTATATCTAAACCATTAACTGTTTCTAACAGAGGAAATACCATAGATGTTCAATTTTCTGTGGCTGCTAGCGTAGTTGATGATCAAACCAAGATGTTGAGGACTATGTTGGATCAATTGCAGATTTCAGATCCTGTAGGTAGAAGCACACTTTCTGAATTAATAGCATTCAGCATAACCAGATACAACACGTTAACGGGTGACGTCGATGACATGGGAATCATTTCCAATGATTCTACTTTTTCTGATTCTATAGAATCAGGTAAAAGAGGAATAAAGACAGTAGAAATCGGCCAATCTTACAAGTATGTGATATATCCGCTGGTCAGAGATCCAAATACTGTCGTTGACAAAGTCATAGACATGGTTGATACTGAAACAAAGAAAAGTTACAAAATAACCCCACAAAAACATCACCATCCAGCGACCTTGTTAAAAGGAAATGTTGTATCAGATCACTTTATAAAAAACGACCCAAGACCAGAGATGATGAAAGGTATGCTTGGAACTAGTTATGAAGTTCCTATCTCATTTGCCAATAAAAATCCGCGGATAAATGGTCTTTCAATTAGACAAACGAATAGCAAAAATTATCTAACTTGGAAAATTGATGGAGATCCTAATTTAATTGATCATATACTTGTAATGAAAACAACTGATGACGTTAGAACCTTGGTGGGCAAGTCGGCTAGCTTTTCTGATTTGCATAATTTTATTCATAACTTAACAAAAGATGATATAGGACTTGTTTCTTACCTTTTGACGCCCGTTTATTTAGATTACACTTCAGGTAATACTGTAGAATCTTCTAAGATTTTAATAGAACAGGCAAATTAAAAGCGCAATAAATTAAAGAAGGATCAAAGATGTTTAGATTCCCTAAGTCAAGCAATGGAACGTTTCTTAAGTCAGGAAACATGCAAACAAGAGTTGTTAGTTCTGATTCAAACAACTCTAGAAAAACATCTACCGTTTATATACCAAAAAAAGACCTAGATCCGTCTTCTGATCAGTCTGCAACTTCTACAAATTCTCATAAACGTAAGTTAACAAAATATGAAGAACTAGCAAATCTTTCAGAAGACAGACCTGAAATGATTGCGCTAACTAATTTTTCTCCTATCTTGACTGATTCTCAAACAAAGACTGCATATGGAGAATTATTCGATCTATACGTAGAAACATTAAGGCAGATTGATGCTTCAACTCAATCTGCCATGAGCTCAGAAAAAAATAAGAAGTTAATAAAAGATAACAACAAACAGTTTAAACAGCAAATTTCCATTTTAAGAAACAGATTGAGCGAACTCAATAACATTCTTAAGATGTTAGCAACAGCCAACAAGAACATTAATTCTCACAACTCAATATACAGATTTTCTCCAACTGAGTTTGTTTCTAGAATGTTTGAAGGCTCACAAAGAAAAACTAAAAAAGAAGATTTAGACGCCATAGCAGAAAAGCTACCTGAAACATTGACCTTAGAAACATCTCTGGCGGATGCTATCATCTCTACACCTTCTACTGTAAAAAATTATTCTTCTACAAAGCTATGGTTGATGTGTGTAAGTGAATTATCAAAATTAATACAAACTCATTCAAGGAAATCTTTGAATGTAAATTCTCTTGAAGAAAAGCAAGCATCTATCAAAGGACAAATTCCTCTATCCCTTTTTGAAAAAAGCAGAATATCATTAAAAAATATTCAAGAAAACGCTAATGTACCTTCAAATTTAGTGGTTGCTCCCACTTTTCAAAATTCTCTTTCTGAATCGGTGCAATCAAATTTAGAAAAAGCGCAAACAGACTTAAAAAATATTGGAATTTCTATAGAGATTCCAACAAGCGTAAAAGATCAAAAATTAGATAAATCAAAGTTGGATGCCGATTTAAAGACTCTTGTTTATGATTTGAAAAAGTCTATGTTAGAGACAGATACGGCTCTTAATAATAACTTAAAAAGCGAAAATTATATAGCTCCTGTATTAATCCACTTGTTATCAAAAGAGTTGAGACATTCAGCTTGTTTTGATCAAAACTTTCAGTTTTTAAGAAATTTTCGTTCAACTGGGACAGGAGTCATTAATTCCACGAATTACATTGAAAAAATATTTGGACAAAATCCAGGAGGTCTTGATGTTTTTCAAACTCCCAGCAAAAACGTGAATGTAAATTCATTTTCTTTATTTGATCTTACTTACTCCAGACACGTAGAAGATAGCTCTAAAATAGTGTTAACTCTTGAAGAGAACGAGTCTTCTAACATGTCTACAACATTGGTTCCTGGAGGTCGTTATTTTTTTGATTCACAAGCGCTATTCAATAACATATCTCAAAATAGCATAAATTTATCTAGAATGTTTGAAATTTCTAGAGAAATTGAAAGATTAGATTCTGGCTTTTTTGAAATTATTTCAAATTTTGGATTTTTGCCGATAGATGACAGCATGTTTGAGACCATGAAAAATGACAGTTCTCAAAAACCCTCATTTACATCCTTTAATCCAGCAACTTTTGCTAAAAATATTCTTAATGTTCTTGTCGATGGAGAAGGAAACTCTAAAACGTATGATTTTGCCGATAGAGAATCAGATCTTGAGATATTTGCTCAAAAAGACAGGGGAATAGTTGCTATTTTAGCAAAAGCTGGAGAAAACAGCGATTTTGGTAGAGAACTAAGAGCTTCTCTATTAATTTCTTTGATTGAATTAGTGGAAGATTCTGTTAACGCAGGTAATAATGATGAAAATCTACAGTTGCTCTTAATTAATGAATCAAAAAACGTTCCTCCGGAATTATTGTCTCAAATAATAGCAGACCGCATCGCATTTTCGTCTCTTTTTAACGTGAACTTGAATGATTACAATGATATCTTTAAAAATCTTACAGAAAAAACTCTTAAAATATCGTTGGTAGCAAATTACGAAAGCAAAAATATAATCAACAGAATTCCTTGCAAATATGATAACTCAGCAGATTTGGGAAATTCTCTAAGAAATAACAAACTTTTTCTTTCAATCGTTAACATAATAAAAGATATTAAGGATGCATTCTCTAACTATGCAACTTCAAGTTCTACTAACAGTACTATTTTTTCTGAATTAAACATTAACACTATAATTGTGTTGGCTTTTACTGTTATCTGCTCTTTAGTTAAGAAATTTTCCGACAACAATTTAGTTGCGACAAATGCATTTCAAGATTTTTTAACGCCATATTCAAAGACTATAAATCCTGTAAAAACCTCAAGCGGCGGAATAATAGGATCAGCTCTTGGATTTGAATCAGTTGAATTAAATGGCTTTTTTTCATTAACTCCTGAAAATAGAAAATACTTTACAAGCATAGGAGCTTCTTTCTACGAACTTGTTGTGTACGTTGATTCTGCACCAACAAATCATTCTATAGGCCAGCAAGAAATCATCTCTATAATTGAAGATGAAATGAAAACTTTAACTTCAATGATGTTTTCCGTGGCCAATTTTTTGGATACGCTGAATGGAAAAATTCAAACTATATACAACACGATTAACAAATTCAATAAAGAAGCAATAGCTTATTTGTTAGGATATCTGGAAACGACTGAAAAGTTGTCAATTTTGATGAGAGAACAACAACTTATGATGTTGCTATCATCAGTGGAAGACGTCTACCAGAACTTTCAAACTTTTACTGAAAACTTTTCGACAGAAGAAACAGATCCTGATATGATCTTGGCGACCAAGTATCTTAAAAGCTTGCATTATTCTCCACAAATGGTATCAGTTTTACAAAGATTCTTTTCAGACGCAGAATTCACTGAGACAAAAGGATATAACAAAAAAATTGCCACAATCGGAATTCCTCAAGGGTTGCTTAAAGGGTTGTTAAAAAATCCTTTAATGGCTGATAGCAATAAGCATAATGATATTATAAAGATCTTAATCTATAAGATAGACATCTTTAACAGTGATATTGTGTATAAACCAAAAGAATTTTTGTTCGAAGCATCTAGATTCCCGACACGAGTTTATTCATCAGTAAAGCCAATCAATACAAATGTGAGAGGAATTAGCGACATAGCTAATGCAATTCCAACTAGAAATTATTCTTTATTTACAAGCTTGAACTTGATAGACACAGGAGCATCTACGTATTGGGACGATAAAACCAGCTCTTTTGGAGAAGAATATAATTTTCTAACAGCAAGAGAAAAAAATGAAATTATAGAAAATCATATAACTAGTTTTCTTCTAGAAAATTACATAAAAATCTTGACCGGGTTTGACGTTGGTGATGTTCAATTTAATCTATCGAATACAGAAGCAGATGCTCTTGCTGAAGCTGGTAATTCAACTAACGATGATGTAACTAAGAATTTGCAAAGTTCTACTTCGACCACTAAAGATTCTAAATCTTCTAACTCTTTATCTAAAGGATTAGGAAATGCAGGAAAATCTGTTTTAAATTCTTCTGGTCTCAATAAGATACCGAAGATAAAGAATGAAGCTTTAAAAAATTTGATAGTTGCAGATGTTTTGATTCCAAGACAAGATTTGTATATTAAGAACTTGGTTCAGCCTAAAAAATTTGATAGAGTCTTTAACATTATATTTGATCCTGAGTTTGAAATAGATTATGAAAAATCAACATCAACCCAAAGTAGTTCTTCTAAATTAGAATTTTTAATAAAAACTGCAAAATCTATTAAACAAAAAAGTAATCCCAATGTCTATGTTGATGTAGATAAATCTTTTGAAAATCCATCCCTAGACGCTTTTTTTGCGGTCGTAGAAACTCATGCAGAGCCTTTTGTTGCGGATCCAAAATTGTTAACTTCAATTCAAAAGAGCGAAAATGCGCAGGAATCAGCAAGAAAGCAACAAGACAAAAAATCCATAACGAAAAAAAGCGTTGGTAAGCTATAAAGAGAAACGAACATGGGAATAAAATCAATACCGACAAGAATCATCTATTCAGTAGACGTACCTGAAGTCACTGAGTTGAAGACAGAATTTGTTTACAATTATTATGTTCCTAATGAAGCTGTCAGAGACAAAGATATCTTAACCGATGACGCGATAAAAAATATGAATTTATCGCAAAATATCATCTCTAAACCACGTACTGAGTTAGCAGAATCTTATTTGGATTATGGTAGCAGAAAATTCCCAAGGTACGTAAAAATTACATTCAAAGGTCCTAAAAAGATACCTTACATAGAATCTGGAGAAGAGAATGACATAATTGCTCAAAATTTTGACAAGATTGTGTCAGAAAGTCAGTTTGCTACCAGCTATTACACTGCTGTAAATTTAAAAAATAATGAAATAGACAAACAGACTGCTTCGATTTTTAAAAATGCTTCAATGCTGCTTCATGATACTGAAGAAATTGATTCTTCAAAGTCTGTACAATCTGTAAAAAATTTGGTGGGAAGTTCTAATGAAAAAGTAGTAGGAAATGTGCTAAGCCAGCAAGAATACATTTCCAACACTATCTATAAAAAAAATGATGGTAAAAAAACAATAAACAACTACTTGAATAGTTTAAAGAATGTTTCGACCAACATGCAGATTAGTAATAATTTGTTATACGACTTGGTTCAAAGAGCATCCAATGATTCATTGAATTTAAACAAGGACTCTTTTAAAAAATTAAAAAATTCGGTTGGTAATAAAAGGAATAACAACAGTAATTTTGACCTGACCGAAGATGAATTTAAGACGAACGTACAATATATCAACGTAGTATCCTCAGCAGATGATGCGAATGTTCCAACGACATACAAGCTTGTTGGTTATGTTATAGAAAAAACAGAAATCTTCCCCGATGGAACCCAAAGAGATTTTAATCCAATTATTATAGAGGATCCAAGATCAACTAGCTATGCAGATTTTGATGTACGGTATGGTACTGTCTACATTTATCAAGTTAAATCAATAATGGAAGCAACCTTTGCCGCTGTCGATAATGTCGGACTAGGCATATCGATGATCAGCTCTTTGATCAGTTCAAAACCCGTGATTTCTTATGTAGAAACGACAGAGGATATAGCTCCCCCTCCGCCTACGGGATTAAAGTTTGTTTGGGATTTTGATAGGATAAATCCTGTGACCGCAGAATTTGATCATATCTCAAACGGTACCATACCCGGAACTGGTATTAGAGGAAGTTTGTTAATTTATTGGTCATTTCCAGTAAATTCGCAGATGGACATCAAAAAATTTCAAGTATTTAGACGAAAAAGTTTAGAACACCCATTTGAGTTATTAAAAGTTTTTGACTTTAACGATGCGTCCATCAAATTTCCAGATGATGAAAAAAAGATTGATCAAAAGTTAGTAGAAGTAGTCACACCAAATCCAGAATCTTCTTATTACGATGATGATTTCTTCAAAAATTCGGAGTACATTTACGCAGTCGCATCTGTAGATGCTCATGGAATTAGTTCTAATTATTCTGAACAGTTTCAAGTGAAATTTGATCAATATGCAAATAAGCTAATAATAAGATTAGTTTCTACTCAAAATGCGCCTAAGAGTTATCCTAACATGTATCTTGAAAAAGATCTATTTTTGGATTCAGTAAAAACAAGCAACAAAAATACGATGCATGTTTATTTCACACCAACCTGTTATTCAGTCAATAATGATAACGTCAAAACTGATGTCATTGTGACAGAAAATGGAAGATATAAAATAAATTTTATAAACATAGAGAATCAAGCTTCTACGCAACTCACTATTAACTTGAAAGATTTTCGATAGGCGTTAATCAATTCTTGGCAAATAAAGGAAAGCAATATTTAACTAACTAATACTTACGTGTAGATTTAAGAGTAGAGGAATTATGGGTTTTCTTGATCATTCGACCAATAACATCATCCTTGATGCCGTTTTAACAGACACGGGCCGACAATTTTTGTCAAGAAATAATGGCGATTTTACTTTAACTAAGTTCGCTCTGGGAGATGATGAAGTAAACTACAGCATTATACAAAAATATGGTAGAACGGTAGGCAGAGAAAAAATCGAAAAAAACACTCCTATTTTTGAAGCATTAACGAATCAAGCTCATTCTCAGAAATATAGGCTCATAAGCGTGTCTAATCCTAATTTGGTTAGATTACCTAGCTTCACATACACAGGAGATGCAGCTTCATCTGGGGGTGTTATAACTTTATACACTGTGTCTACTTCTGGAAAAGCTACATCTTCTAAGGTTAATTTAGAACAGACAGTGCTGAATGAGACGTTAATTGACGTCGAATTGAGAGATCAAACTTTTATTGTTGACGTACCAAACTTGTTCTTGTTGGTAGATTCTGGTAACAAATCTCCGAACAATATAGACAATCAGCAAAGAGCATATTACACTCTTACCAAATCAGGAACTAATAGCACGGCTGGATCTACTTTAATGTTTACTGTTAATGCAAAATCTTTAACGCAAACTGTATTTGACGTGTATGGAACAGGCACGCAAAAAAATACAATAAAGACCTATGTCCGCGTGACAGGTATGCAATCAGGCGCTGTGAAAGACATAGCCGTTGAACTCAAACGTTGAAAAAAGAAATATATGGCCACCTATAAAAACTTAGATCCATCAGACGTAAAAACTGCTCGTTCTTTTTTAAGTCAATTGATTGACGTAATTCAAGAAGACATCAGCGGATCAACTTCAAGAAGAAAATATCAAGTTTTCGTAACTGGAGGTGTTGGTCCTGGAATTACATCTTCGTTATTTCAAACCGTCTATGATCAAGATTTTACGTTACAAACGGCTAACCCTGTTTTTGACTGCACTGTTGGAATTTATCCCAACTCTGATATTACTTCGTCTTCTTTGTCGTCAGTAGACTCCGCAGGAAAAGAAATTTTTCCTTCATCTTCATTGATGATGAGAGAAAAACTTGACAACTATCGTCAGTTTGCGCAGCTTCTATTAGGAGATGCTAATTCTCAGTTTGTTGCTCCGTATGGATCAGTTAGTGCGAATGATAAAATTGATGCCGCATTCTTTATAGCATTTAAGAGATTATTCGCTCGTGATGCGATAAAGAGAGAATCATTTGCAATGAGATTCTTTCAATCAGCTTCTCTTTGCAGATACGACGGAGCTCCTAACATCCCTAATCTTTATAAAACATCAGAGATTGGAATGTCAATTTACACTGATATCGGAGCTTCTACCAACAAACTAACTGAGTTTGGTGGTCAACTAGGCAACATAGTTGATGCCGCTGACACGAATAGAACTGTCGGTCTGCTGTTCTATGACAGAGGAATTGCCGTGATGGATCTAGAAAAGATCACATCAGCTAGCCAATTCGTGTCTGGAAATATTGACGCCATGTCTCCAACAGGATTGGCCGTGTTAGGTGGACCTGGGACTGAAACATCAGGAATCTCTAAGTTTATTCCTGACTTTATAGTTTCAGCTTCTATTGACAACGTAGTAGACCACATTTGTGCCACCAGGTTTAGTTCGGGATCGCAGACGGCAATTACTTTTCAAAACACGACAAATATTAACAGCACGTTAGTCTTTTGCAGAGCAGCGGCTGATGAGTTCAACTATTCTTCGAATCCTACTTTTACAGATTCACAAAACAGAATAGTTGTAATTGATTCGGGGCAAGAAGACACGCAACAGACTTTCACTTTCGTGACGTCGGTTGGACTTTATGATCCGAATGATAACTTGCTCGCAGTTGCTAAGTTAAGTAGACCAGTAGAGAAGAGTCCAGAAAGAGACTTGACCTTTAGAGTACGTCTAGATTTCTGATCCTTAACGAGTTGAAGCGTGAATGTCAATATACAAAGTAAACCCGACCGACTTTCAAAGCATCACTGTCGCCACTAATCCTAGTAGATATTATTCTTCAAGCTCAAGTGGCGTCACGGGATCCGTTCACGTTTTTGCGCGCAGATCGAAAATAGAAAAAGAGACAGCGCCTTTATCTTCCTTCATTGAAGCGACGCACAATGACGTTGACATCGCTTCGACGATACAAGGAATAAAGCAGCAGATAAAAAGTAAAAAGAATTCGACGACAGGCTCGATAGATGTAAAAAATGCAGTCGAATCTTTTTTAAATTTCGTAAATGATCAGGGCGTATCTGCAAAGAAGAAAAAAGTTCTTGACGTAATAAGATTCACACCTTCTTTTAACTTCACTTCGAACACAGTGCGAAAGATGGTGATAAAAGAGAACTTATCTTCTTATTACAGAGGTGCATACCCATCATCTCACTGGGCTTATGTTAACTATAATTCTTTAAATTTTTTTTCTTCTTCCGGTATCCCATCTTCATCGGTCCTGTTGTACCCCAACTATGACAATGGGACAATCCATGAAGGTTACTCCTACGGCGCTTACATGCCAAGTGGAGCCATCAGTTTTGATTTTTACATAAATCCCAGATATAACAATATAGATGAAGGATTTAAAGCAGGAACCATTTTTCATCTGTCATCAACGTATGCGTTGTCTTTGGTGTCAGGTAGCTTAAAAGATGGTCGAGGACGACCCCTGGGGTTTAAGATGCTGTTACAGCTAAGTCACAGTGCCGATATTCCTCCATCAATTGCCACGCAAGGTTCTTACCCAAATAATTTAGTATTTGAGTCTCAGGACAATGCATTGACATTTAATAAATGGCACCACGTAGTCGTTAGGTGGGGTACAAGCGAAATTAATGCAGGTACAGGTTCGTTCAATGTTGACGGAGTTGACAAGGGTTACTTTGTAGTTCCTTCCGGAACAATAGCTCCGTTGGTATTTCCAGACAACGGAACTGATCCAACAAATCCAGATGTTTTGTGCATCGGAAATTATTACGAAGGAAGTAATAGTGGATTTAATACTCTTAAAAGTTTTTTTGCAAGAGACACGTCTAACAGAGAAGGTCTGTTAGAACTAGATCCAGCGACGGGCGTAGATGAACCTGACAAATATGCTTTTAATCACCCTCTTAGAGCAGAGGTCCATGATTTATCAATAAAAAACTACTATATGTCAGAAGCCGACTTACAAGTTTCTAGCTCGATAGGTCCTTCAAGCATTGATTCTAGAGTGGCTTTTTATGTTCCTCCTTTCTTTGTCGAAGCAACGCCTGTTAGAAAATTCGTAAATACGTGGGGAGGAATACTACAAACTCCTTTTATTGAAGTCGATGGAACCACGGCTGATCCATTCAACATTGCAATGGCATTTGGTGTGGCAGGCCATTACATCAACACTGAAAACTTTTTAAAAGATTTTGCCACCAACAACTTTCCTAGGCAACATCACCTTTCAGCATCAGCATTAAACAGCACAACGACAGCTAGATCAGCGAATGAATTTCTTTACGATCAACCCATGGTCAGAAAAAGAAACTTGTTGATCACGCCGTGTGATGATGGAAATTTCTATCCTGATTACGATTTGCTTAAAAATGAAGAATTGCAAAACCTCTATTCAGATGATTTAGATAACTTCACTCCTGGATTTATCAGCCTTAATAACATGCTTTTGACATCTTCATTAGTGTTTAACACCTCTTTTGAAGATTCTGAATCTACTAATAAAGCAGAAAAAGACCCAGATTTCTTCATAAAAGAGACGATCGGCGTCACGCCTGAAAATCCCGCTTCGTCTGGTGGGCCTGCTTACAAGAATTATTTGAGAAATACCAACAAAGCAATTTATGCAGGACAATCAGGACAAGGTCTTCAAGAAAATGCTCCATTGACGATATATCAAAGAACAGGAGATTCTAGCTCTAATCAAGTAACTTTCTTTGATATCAGCAATCTGTACTATGGGATGAGTATTTTACCCGGCAGTTTCATGATAAAAGATGTTTCTCTTTCAGGCTCTAACGGAGAAATGAAGATTACCATTAGAGACAACGGCAACGGAGGATTGTATAGAGCAGATAGCGATTCACCTACTTGCAAGTGGAATACTGTGGGAACCATTTATTACAATGAAGGAATCATTGCAATAAAGAGTCCGCATTTGTATTTCTTTGGTAAGGAAAACTTTGAAGTTTCATTTAAAGGTGAACAAAACATTCACGTTTTGAAGTTAGACATGTCAGCACCAGTCAATCATTTAAATTCATCTTCAAATCCCACATTCGTGAAGGTTCCATCCACGCTGAATCCTAATGAATATGACTCTGACTTTGTGTATATTTCAGGCATAAATTTTCATGATGATAATCTAAACGTGATCATGAAAACTCAGCTTGCACAGCCCATCATGAAACGACACTCTGACAAGATAGCTTTCAGAGTGAAATACGATTGGTAACAGATCTAGTTCATGACAGTAAAAAAGAGAAAGAAAAAAGGAAGGTATCATAGAGGTACTCATAATTCTCCTCTAGCTGGCGAGTGTAAGTTTCGTTCAGGATGGGAGCAAAAGTACATGGAGTATTTAGATGCTGACCCAAACGTAGAATCTTGGTCTTACGAAAAGATCGTTATCAAATACATCTCTAATAAGTCTTCAGGAAAAATTCGAAAGTACTATCCTGATTTTTTTGTGAAGATGAAAAATGGCGATCTACTCGTCGTGGAGATCAAACAAAAAAGGAAGTTAGATTCCTCGGCCGTCAAGAAAAAATCGGCAGCGGCACAACAGTGGTGCATGATCAACAATGCCTCTTTCTTAATTCTTACTGAATTAGAATTAAAAGATATGGGAATCTTATAAAAAGATTTTACCTGATGTCACCTGATGATGATAATCAGATGTGTCAAAAATTGTTTTAGGTCTTGACGTTTCAACTTCAGTAACAGGTGTTTGCGTTATAGATAAAGATGTTCAACCTGATGACAAAGGTTCTCACATCCTTCTCCTCGACAAAGTAGAGTTCAAGAAGTGTAAAACGTTTTGGGAGAAGTCTGATGTTATTGAATCAGTTTTGTCAGACATATTCCATCGACAGAAACTAACACCAGTCGTATTCGCTCTTGAGGAACCGTTGTTAGGATTTCAAAAAGGAATGTCATCAGCAACAACCATCACCACCCTCATGAGGTTTAACGGTATAGTTTCTTATATCGGTAGAAGAATATTTCAGGTCGATCCAACCTACATCTCATCCTCGCACGCCAGAAAATTATGCGGAATAAAGATGCAGCGTACGTCCATCGCCGGAATGAATGGCAAGGAACAAGTCTTCAAACACATGTCTGAAAATGATTTGAAGCATGTTGATTGGCCAAAGAAAAAAAATGGTCAACCTATTGATGCATCAAGAGACATGACGGATGCATATGTGATTGCAAGAGCAGCCAGCCTCATGTGAACAACTCGCCTAGAATGTGTTACGGTTGAACCGTGGCCATTCGTTCGGTCTCTGATAGCATTAATTTTTTTGAATCTGTTTTTGGTAAGGGACGTATATCTTCCAACGGCATCAACTTTGATGTTCGTTGTCCAATATGCGCCTCGGCAGATCCAACGAAAAAGAAACTTTCTATTCGCACTGACACCACCGCAAATCATTGTTGGGTTTGTGGGTGGAAATCTCGTACCGTAATTCCCCTAATAAGAAAATTTGGAACGCAAAATCAACTAGCAGAATTCAAAGAGTTGTTTGGGCTATTTGACAACTCTTTTCAGCTAGTGACTGGTGAAAAAGAAGAAAAACAAAAGCTCGAACTTCCAAAAGATTTTAGGCTTTTGACGTTAGCAAATAGTATGGATCCTGACGTAAAGGCCGCCTGGCGCTATGTGTACTCTCGAGGACTTACTGACAGAGATGCTTGGTACTTCAAACTAGGAGTTTCTGATGAGCCTAGATGGAAGAGAAGAATCATCATGCCTTCATTTGACGCGCAAGGAAATTTAAATTTTTTTGTAGCTAGAGCGATCGATAAGGACAAAAAGCCAAAGTATGATAGCCCAGACGTAGATAAAAATCCTATCGTCTTTAACGATCTAAACATAGATTGGTCAAAGAGATTGGTGCTAGTAGAAGGTTCATTCGATCTAGTAAAGTGCCCAGAAAACTCTACTGCAATATTAGGATCGGATCTTGACGAGAGACACGAAATCTTTAATAAAATCTTACTACACAACACACCAATTGCATTATCTTTAGACGGAGACATGTGGGACAAAAAGACTCCTAAAATAGCGAAAAAGTTGCAGGAATATAATATAGACGTCATCGTAGTCGATGTTCGTCCATGGGGAGACCCAGGTAGCATGTCTAAAATTGAATTTGAAGAAGCATTAAAAGAAGCAAAACCAATGAGCTGGGATGATAACTTTAGTAGAAAGTTAAAAAAAGCTACTGCAGTAAGTTTTGCATTTTAGTGATAATTAGTTATTGTGAGAAAGTACGTAATTACAGAAGCTAGGATTAGAGAAATAATCCAAGAAGAAATAGCAATTCAACAGCTCCTTGAAGAAGGATTTTTAGATTCTGCTAAAGATGCAATAAAAAAATTGTCAGTTGCAGTTACTAATAGATTTAAGGAAGCGGCAAACGAGTGGGCAAACGTTATCTCTGAAAAGATAAACATGATGCAGACGATCCCTCCAGAGATATTGACAATCGTCAATGCACTCAAAGAAGGAATGAAGTCGACAGGAGAATCAATAGAGTTAGATGAAACATTAAAGCTAGCTCAGTCTCTCGGTAAAGAAAATCCTCTTGCTTCTGCTGAAGAAGAATTATCTGGTCCTATCTACGCAAAAGCAAAAGAATTAAAAGAAATGTATGTTGTATTGTCCGATAATTCTTACGTCGAACAAAGAAAAAACTTACATGAAGCAGGAATAATAGCTGGCGTAGGAGTAGGATTAGCGATCATCGGAGGTTTACCTTTGTTATTTAAAGGCTTAACTAAGTTGGCTGTCTATTTGAAAGCTGAAAAATTAGCTTCAATCTTTGAAAAAGCTGAACATGTTACTCACGCTTTTGAGCAAAAATTTATAAAATTTGTAATCCCTAGCAAACTTTCGTATTTCGTATATAAGTTTTTAGCTGAAAAAGGATTTCACACGGCTGGCGAAAAAGAAGTTTTATCTTACGAAAGATATAAATCTTCGAAGTCAGAACAAAAAACAGCAGAATTAATCTATAAGGCTTTATTGATATATTTTGCTTTTCAAGGATTAGCAGGCGCGCTTAAAGCTGGTGCATCATTGTTAGGATTCGTTGAGGGAACTGCAACAACAGTGAAAGGTATCGAACTAGCAAAAGGATTTGCTGACGTTCGAAAAATTGTCAGCGGAGCATGAGATATGAACATACGCATTATCTACGTTACATTTAGATAATGCTACGAATTGCGCATACAGCAGACGTGCACTGGCGTGGGCTTAGTCGACATGATGAATATCGAGAGATATTTTCTGCTTTTATAAATGACTGTAAGAAGAGCCGCGTCGACCACATCTTCATTGGTGGTGATATCTTTCATACAAAAACATCAGGAATTTCTCCTGAATACATCAACCAACTAACGTGGTGGCTAAATGCCATGTCTGAAGTTGCAGTGGTGCACATCATATTGGGTAACCATGATGGTAACCTAACTAATCTTTCTAGGCAAGACGCAGTTTCTCCGATTGTTGATGCAATGAAAAATGATCGGATAAAGCTCTACAAGAAAAGTGGTACTTACGAATTTTCTCCTGGATACAATTGGTGTGTTTTTAGTCTCTTTGACGAAGAAGGTTGGAAAGATGTAAAACCAGTCCCAGGAATGATCAACATCGCGTGTTTCCATGGATCAGTAAGAGGATGCGTAACGGAAACAGGATGGGACATAACAGAAGGCATCAGCACTGATTTTTTCAATGAATATGACTTTGTATTTCTAGGTGACATACACAAACGACAAATGTTAGCCTACAGAGATGGAAAGCCTTGGATAGGATTTCCAGGTACACCCATTCAGCAAAACTACGCAGAAGAGTTAGATCATGGATATTTGCTTTGGGATATTGGTTCAGCATCCAACTGGGATGTTAAGTTTTGTCAACTTCCTAATGTTAAGCCTTACGTAACGATTGATTGGCAAGAGAATCATGAAAAGTTAATCAACGAAGCTTTGCTTTATCCAAAGCAGTCAAGATTTCGTATTAGATCTAACGTACCAATGTCACAAGGTGACATTCAGACGATTTCTAATCAACTGAAAACTACATTTCAAGCAACGGAAGTTACTTTTAAAACAGACTGTAAAGTAGAGACGAAAAAAATCTCAACGTCAGATGTTGTAATAGAGAAATCTGATATTAGATCTAATGAAGTGATCTTATCTCTTTTGCGTTCTTATGCAAAAGAAAACAAGTATTCTAACGTAAACTGGGAAGCGGTAGAAAATGATGTAAAAAAGTATCTTTCTTTGGTCACAACGACGGATGATTTAGCTAGAGGATCTTCATGGTCTCTTAAACAGTTGAAATGGGATAACATTTTTGCTTATGGCGAAGGCAATGAGATAGATTTTTCAAACTTGAATGGAATAGTAGGAATTTTTGGTCCCAACAGGATTGGAAAATCTTCGATTATAGGCACAATCATGTATTCTTTATTCAACACGACCGATAGAGGATCCATGAAGAACATTTACGTTTGTAACGTAAGAAAGCCTTACTGTTCATCCAGGGCAATATTTGAACATAACGGTAAATCTTATGTTGTAGAAAGGCAAACGACAAAACAGCTGAATAAAAAAGGCGGAGTAAGTGCTTCAACAGCTCTTAACCTTTTTAAGATTAATGACGATGAAGCAGAAGATCTAGGCGGCGAGCAAAGAACAGACACTGAAAAGATCATTAGATCGTTGTTAGGATCTCCTGATGACTTCTTGCTGACTTCTTTTTCTGCGCAAGGAGAAACCAACGCATTCATTGCATTATCATCAGCCAAAAGAAGATCATTGTTGTCTAGATTTCTAGATTTAGATGTCTTTGATAAAATGTACGAAAATTGCAACAAAGAGCTAAATGGATTTAAAGCAAGGTTAAAGAATTACCCAGAAAAAGATTGGGATGCCTTGAAGAAACAAGGAGAAGATCTTTGTATAGACCTTCAAAAAAAGATTGAAGATCTGCAGATCAAAATATCTGATACTCAAAATTTGCTAACGGACGTCAAGTACAAACTGTCTTTGCATAAAGATCTAAAGCCAGTAACAAAAATTCAGCTTGAAGCTCAAGAGAAAAAAGTTTCTTCGCTAGAAAAGCAAGCGCAAGAATGCTCTTCTTATATCGATTCATTAAAAGCAGAAATATCATCTTTAACTTCAAAACTTGAAACTGTCAATTCTTTTATTGAAAGTGAAGACATTGATGAACTTAAAACCAAACTTACCGCAATAGATTCTATCGAAAAATCTATCACAAGTCTAAAACATTCTTACGAGTTAGAAACTGCTACTTTAAAACAACAACAAAAATCTCTTGCGTTGTTGGATGAAGTCCCTTGTGGTGATGAATACCCCACGTGCAAATTCATCAAAGATGCTCACTTAGATAAGTCAAAATTTCAAAATCAAAAAGAAAAAGAAGCCAATATAAAAGCATCTCTTGACAAGGCAATCAACTCTTTAAATTTGTTAGATAAAAATTCCATAATTTCAAAAATCTCTAAATATGAAAAAGCTGTTGGTTTATTGTCTAACATCAAATTGGAAATCTCTAAGAAAGAAACAGAAATTGAAAAGTGCAAATCTTCCTGCGAGATTTGTTTAGAGAACTTAAAAGAAGCAAAGACCAAGTTAGTTGACATTCAAAAGGCTTTAAAAAATAATGAAAATTATGAGGTTGTTGCCTTACGTTCAAAATTAGAAGAATTATCTAGTATTGCTAGAGATCATGACGATGAAAAGATACGATTAGCGACTCAGCATGGAAGAGCTTTATCTGATCTAGAAAAATTGAAATCTGAAAAAGATTCTAGAGAGAGTTTGATTCGTGAGATGAAATCGACGGAAATGATATGCGATGCCTTTTCAAAAAAAGGTCTTCCTTTAATGATCACGAAAACTCAGCTTCCTGTCATCAATCAAGAGATTTCAAAAATCTTACAAGGTATCGTAGATTTTACAGTAGAACTTGAAAATGATGATGAAACAGACTCTACGGAAATATACATCAACTATGGAGACAGCAGGAGGATAATTGAGTTATGTTCAGGAATGGAAAAAACCATCTCATCAATTGCAATTAGAGTAGCCTTAGTTAATATTTCAACTCTTCCAAAATTGGATATGTTTATAATTGACGAAGGATTTGGAACGTTAGACGAATCTGGAGTGGAAGCATGTAGTAGATTGCTCAATAGCCTGAAGAGGTATTTTAAGACAATTTTGATGATTACCCATGTGGATGGAATAAAAGATATGGCAGATCATATTATCGAAATAACCAAGCAAGAAAAAGATTCCAAGGTGGTTGTCACATGACGTGGAAAGATTATTCGCACGAAAGATTGATTAAAGAATGTTCAGGTTACTACGTGATCAAACCAAAAATTGCAAGAGAAATTGTACCATTGATTTGTCCAGTCTGCGAATGTATTTTTAGATCTTCAGAAGATGAAAAATCTTATAAAAGCTTTGGATGCTGTGAAAGCTGTGAGACGTTATGGGCAAGACCCAACCAAGAAAAATGGAAAAATGGGTGGAGACCTGAAAAAGAGATTGTTCTTTTGAAAGCAGAACAAAAAAAGTTAGATATTCATTTAGAATTTTAAATGTGATGATACATAGTTATCTTTGTTTTTGAAGAGGAAAAAATGGCTGATATTGATCTTAGTTCTCTTGGAGAAGCAATCGATACATCATGGGGTAGATCTTCCATGCCTTTGACTTCAGGTTTTTCAGCAAAAATGTCGCTTGCTGGTCAAAATCAACTTCACTTGGTTTATCAGACTGTGATTAACTTTGCTTCAGAGCGAGAAATGCTTAGAGTAAAATTATTTGAGTCTGAGCAAGCTGTAAAAAATGTGAAATCGATAGTTGATAACGTTAAAAGCAAATATAAAGATCTGTCTGGACAGTCTTTAAAAGTTAAAGAAGTTTCTTCAGGCGAATCTGTTGAAATAATTGGTCTTAATGTTCACAATCCAAAAAGAACTGCTTTGTACAGAAGAAAGTGTATATTTGAACTAGCATAATGTCTGAAAAAACGTTAACAAAACAGCAACAAGTCAACGAGATAATTCGTTGTGGTAAAGATCCGTCGTATTTTATAAAGCACTACGCAAGAATCCAGCATCCATTAAAAGGCACGATTCCATTTGAGTTGTATCCTTTTCAAGATGAATGCTTAGAAAACTTTCAAAAGCATAGATTTAACATTGTGCTAAAATCCAGACAGCTGGGTTTATCAACGGTTTCAGCTGCATATGCCACTTGGTTAGCTATTTTTTACAAAGATAAAAACGTATTAGTTATTGCAACAAAACTTGCTACTGCTCAGAACTTTATTAAGAAAGTAGCTGTTTTACTACAATCTTTGCCAAAATGGCTTTTGATGCCCAAGTTTGAGCCATCAAAGCAACAAATATCTTTTAGCAATGGATCTCAGATAAAGGCTGTACCTACGTCGGAAGATGCAGGCCGTTCTGAAGCTCTATCTTTGCTAATTGTAGACGAGTGTGCATTTATTAGAGATTTTGACACGATATGGACAGGTCTCTATCCCACGCTTACGACAGGTGGTAACGCTATTCTAATTTCTTCTCCTAATGGAGTAGGTGGTTTATATTACAGATTATGGGTTGAAGCAGAAGCTGGGGCTAACGAATTTAATCCGATAAGACTTCCGTGGACTGTTCACCCAGAGCACGATGAAGTTTGGTTTACAAAAGAAACTAGAAATCTACCAAAAAGAAAAGTTAGTCAAGAATATCTTTGCGATTTTATCACGTCTGGAGATACGTTCTTACAGTCAGAAGATCTAGAAGATTTAAGATCCAAAATATCTCCTCCTATTGAAAAATCAGGATTTGATAGAAACGTTTGGATATGGGATCACCCTTCACCAGAAAAATCATATGTAATTTCTGCAGATGTTGCTAGAGGCGATGCATCAGATTATTCTGCGTTTCATGTAATAGATCAATCTGCTTGTGAGATTGTAGCAGAATACATGGGTAAAATACCTCCAGAAAAGTTTGCAGAGTTATTGGCTGAATGGGGTAAAAAATATAATAATGCTTTCATCTGTCCAGAGAATAACACATTTGGATATTTCGTGAATGTTAAGCTTAGAGACTCCGGATATCCACGATTGTATTACCACAACAATAAAGGTGATCCGTTTTCTTACTCTTCAGTAGATCCTTCAGAACTACCAGGATTCCCAACGAATCAAAAAACGAGAGTTCAAGTTTTAACAAAGCTTGAAGAACTTATAAGAAATAAGGTTTTAAGGTGCCATTCTCAACGCCTGTACGATCAACTTCAGGCTTTTATTTGGAATGGTAATAAGCCTATGGCTTCTAAAGATAGTCATGATGATTTAATCATGAGTCTTGCTATTGGTGCGTGGCTAGTTGAAGACGGAAGTGGTGCTAATGAATCTGCTATGGCTATGGCATATGCTATGCTAAAAGCGACGGGTATCTCTAGAAGAGAATTAAATGAAATTCCTAATGGCCCTAATTCAGCTAGTCCATACATCAGTCCTTCATTAAGAGCTTCAACTGGAATTAATCCTCAAAATGTGTATAAATTGCGAGAACCAACCGACGTTAAACATGTCAACGCTAATTCTGATCCACTAATTGCAGATTTATCTTGGTTGTATCGTTGAAGCGTAATAAATATTTGACATTACTGTTACGATAAAAGAGACTAATATGCCAAAAAAGTTAAATTCTGTTGAACTTCATGCAAAAATTTTGCTACAAAAAGAAGCACTAATGGAAGGAGTGGATTCTTCAGGGGTAAAATCTTTAATTTCTTCTGCAGCAGATTTATATGAAGAAATCATAGATTTCGAACAGAATGCAACCGCCGATGCTATTAATGCATTGACTCCTCATTTAAAAAACGTGAAGGACACTCTTGAAAAAATGATAGAGAATCCTACAAGCTACGTGCCACAATCAACAACAATGGCCGAAAAGCAAAGAGTAACTTTTAAACCAACTAAAGATGTTGATTGAAGAATTTATTACCCAAGATAACTCTATAGTAATATATTCATACGTAGGGTTATAGAACGTGGCAAAAGAAGAAAAAAATTTATTTCAGCGTCTTACTCGCTTATTTAAAAGCGGTCCTGTAGTCAAGAGAAAGATTCGGACATTAGACACTACAATAGCGGTTGCTGACAAAGCTAAATCGTCAGCGGCCTTGTTGTTTCAGCGTTCAATGTCTCCCACTTATTCTACTATAACTGCAAATTCTTATAACTTGTCAGAACGTTTGATGAGATATCAAGATTTTGCAGAGATGGAATATACGCCTGAAATTGCTGCGGCGCTCGATATCTACGCCGACGAAACATGCGCGCAAGATGAAAAGGGTAGAGTACTTCACATTTATTCAGATAACGAAAAAATAAAACAGATATTAGAAGATCTATTCTACAACACTCTAAATGTAGAATTTAACTTACGTTCATGGGCTAGAAATTTGGTTAAGTATGGAGACTTCTTTCTCTATAATGATGTATCTCCCACGCAAGGAGTTATCAACGCATTCCCAATTCCAGTAAACGAAATTGAAAGAGAAGAAAATTACGATAGAGAAGATCCATTTGCAGTAAGATATCGTTGGACGACTATGGGAAATAGAACATTAGAAAATTGGGAAATTTCTCATTTTAGGTACATCGGAAATGACATGTTTCTACCTTATGGATCTTCAGTCATAGAAGCCGCCAGAAGAATCTGGCGTCAACTAATTCTTCTTGAAGACGCTATGCTTGTGTATAGAGTTGTCCGCGCACCAGAACGTCGTGTATTTTACGTAGACGTTGCGAATATTCCGGCCGAGAACGTTCCAATGTACGTTGAAGAACAAAGAAAGAACCTTAGAACTAATCAAGTTGTTGATAGGAACACAGGTAGGGTCGATCTAAGATATTCTCCTTTGAGTGTAGAAGATGATTATTTCATTCCAGTGAGAGGCGGAGAAAGCGGAACAAAGATTGACACCTTGGCAGGTGGTCAAAATGCAGCTTCGGTTGAAGATGTAGCTTACATTCAAAAAAAGCTATTTGCCGCATTAAAAATTCCAAGAGCTTATTTGGGATATGATGAAATGTTGTCTTCAAAAGCTACATTAGCTCAAGAAGATATCAGATTTTCTAGAACGATAAATGTGGTTCAAAAGACGATTGTTTCTGAACTTAATAAGTTGGCGATTATACATCTTTATGCAAATGGATTTGACAACGAAGATTTACAAAACTTTACTTTACGTCTTTCTAACCCTTCGACTGTTGCCCAACAACAGAAGCTAGAACTCTGGAGATCAAAGTTTGAAATAGGTGGTGCTTTACCTGAAGGAATGGGAAGCAAAAGATTTATTCAAAAAGAAATTTGGGGATTGAATGACGAACAAATTCTTGCAATCAATGAACAAAGAAAGCAAGAAAAGATCATTGATGCTGAAGTAGAAGCTGCTAAACCTGAAGGTGAAGAAGAAGCGCCTGCTGGTGGCGAAGAAGAAGCAGGCGGAGGTGAAGAAGAAGCGCCTGCTGGAGAAGAAGCAGGAGGCGAAGAAGAAGAAGCAGGCGGCGGAGGAGGCGGATTATTTGCAGGAGATAAACCTTCAGATGATGCATCTCCTGATGCAAAGTTGCTATTATCGGTAGATGAACCCGAACAAATGCCAAATTTATACGAAAAAGACAAGCTACCCATAAAGAAATCAAATAAGACTAAATACAGCAATAAAAAAGCGCAGTATGATAGTTCTAGAAGAAAAAAATGGCAACTACATGAACCAGATTTCGTAAAAATGACGTCAACTCATCAAGCGTTGAATGACCCGTATGATACGAAGTGGTTAAAAAACCAATTTAAAGATCCATTAGGATTATCAGAGTCGATAAACGAAACTTATCACGTGACAAGTCTTCCTCCTGATGTAATGTCTTCTCTAAAAAAGATGACAGTAGCTTTGAAGATTCAAAAAAATAAAGAAGGATTATTAACAGAATCTAACGAGGAAGCGGCTTTAGATCTTGACATCGAAGACTGAAAGTATATCTATTCATTAGAGTAATTCAACTGTTGAAAGGAATTGACCAGAATGTCATCCTCACATAATAAAAAAAGAAATACTGGATTAATTTACGAGTTTCTAATTAAAACCATATCAAAAGCGCTCGTAGAAAATAACAAACCTCAATCATCAAAAGCGCTTAAAATCATTAAGCAAAATTTCAAATCTGGTACTGAGTTATATAGAGAATTTAGACTCATAAATGCTTTAATGAAAACTACAGTTGGATCAGAATCAATTGCTGCTTCAATAATTTTTGAAGCAAAAAACGCTGCTAGAAGTCATGATATGCATGAATTAGACAGAGAAAAATCAATTTTAATTAGGAGTATAAACCACCAATTAAAAGACGATAATTTTTATGACCAGCATATCAATGAATACAAGATGTTTGCAACAATACAGAATTTGCTCAACAGTTGGAGGAACCCTAATTCTGACTTGCAAAAAACAGCTGAATATGAAGAAGCATTGATGAAGTGGCTTGTTTCTCCAAAGAGTCAGTTGCAAGAAGAAAAGGTCAACGAAAACTCAGTAGGAACGAATCGTCTTCTTATGAAAGTCATGATGAAGAAGTTAAGCGAAAAATACGATGGAGCTCTTACGTCTGATCAAAAATCTCTTATCAAAGCTTATGCTTTTGCTACAGCCAATGACGACAGCTCTACGATCTTAAAAAAATTGAGTGAAATAAGAGAAAGATTATTGGAATCTATCAATGATTATCTGGAGTCAAAAGAATCTTCAAAGTATTTGAACACTAAATTATTAGAAGTAAAGAATAAGTTGTTCGAACCGTTAAATGAAGTTAACGATTCCACTATTTCTGAATACATGTTATACGCAAAGTTAGTTGATGAACTAACTTCAGGAGGGTCAAATGTCTGACTTGAAACTCTTAAATTCTTATGAAATATTTGATTATTCTTCTGAAACTATAAAAGAGTCCAGAGAAAAGAACGATGGAAAAATCTTGATGAAAGGTATTCTGCAAAAAGCAGATACCTTGAATCAAAATGGCAGAATCTACCCGAAAAATATTCTAGAAAGAGAAATAAGAAACTATCAAAAGTTTATAGCTGAAAATAGAGCTTTAGGAGAGTTAGATCATCCTGATTCTTCAGTGGTAAATTTAAAAAATGTTTCTCATATAGTTCGTGAAGCATACTTAGACGGAGATGTCGTCTATGGAAGCGTGGAAATTCTAGACACCCCTTCTGGTAAGATACTACAATCCTTAGTCGAAAGCGGAGTAAAATTAGGAATATCATCTAGAGGAGTTGGTTCTACAAAAAAGCAAGGCGATTATCAGATAGTTCAAGATGATTTTCAATTGATCTGTTGGGACTATGTTTCTGAACCATCAACACCAGGTGCGTTCATGATGGCAGAAGGAAAAACAATAAATCCCTCTGAGGTAAGAGGAATTTTTAATCGTTCTGACAGAATCAATAGAATTATTAATGATATTTTATCTACAAAGAAGTAATATTGTAAGGGTCAAAAAGGAAGCAGCCATATGAAAATGACTCGTAATGAACTGAAAGATCTAGTGAAAGAATGTCTTGTGGAAATTTTATCCGAAGGCATGGGAAATTCCACAAAATTAAAAGAGTCATTCGCTTTTCAAGAAAAAAAAGTGCATAAAAAACCTGCTGATATGATTTCTTATGGCCAAAGAAATCAGATAATGGATAAGAAAAGAATAAGCGAAGTCATAAAGACAGAGTCTAAAGGTGATCCTATTCTTGCTGCAATTTTAGCTGACACAGCTTCAACTACACTACCAAACATGTTAATGAATGAAGGTCACAATCACACACCACAACCGGTTGGTTCTGTAGAAAGAATCGTAGCTTCTACAAATCCAGAAGAACTATTTGGGGATGAAGCAGCGTCGAAATGGGCAGCGCTAGCGTTTATGGACACATCAAAGAAATTTTGATGTTTTAAAATAGATTAGAATACTTAGCCTATATATTTGCACGAAAGGTGTCTTTTTATGAAACTAACATCGAATTTGTTGAAGAGAATCATCATGCAAGAGGTCGCAAAATTTAAGGCAGAACGTAGCACAGAAGATGCAGCAAAAGATGCCGAAGAAGTAGATGCTGATGAATTTGCAGATACTATTGAGAATCCTCATAATTATTACAAGGCACTTGGTCTTGAAGAAGCTAGATTAGTGAAACGTTTAGAGAAAATTCGTGAAGCAAAAAGAGCTCTTCGAAACAAGTGACCTTACTTAATCTTTAAGGAGGAAATTATGCCTGGACAAGGGAAATACACGGTGTACGCACCGGAATCGAACGCAAAAAATAATTTAATGAGCAAGCTGTATCCAGAATCCCCGACAGCAAATTTTGTTGGAAAAGAAAATGAGTATAGAGCAGCTGTCGTTAGCACAGGCAATGCATATCTAGCTCCTTCTTCAACGACAGGCGACGCATTCTTTGGTCCCAAGGTAAGTCTTAACTACGAAAATTCTCCAGATATATTAGCAGGTGCTGATGGCGCTTGGAAAAATCCTGGAGACCCTGCTAATTCTTTTACACCAGATCTTTCATCACCTGGACCTGGAAAGACGGATGGCGTCGACAAGTCCGCAGATCCTGGAATAAAGGCAGTCGATGTTAAACCAAACTATGTCCCTGGAGGTCCTGCAACTGGCACTCGTTCACCAGCACAATACGCTAAGAAAATTGGATCTTTGATGCTGAATGGTGCCACCAAAATGGGAACCTCTGATTCATCAACATGACAATAATTGAAATGGAGAATTTTTGAAAATGTCTAAACAGCTCTACGAAGAAGCAATAGCAGACGTAAAAAAACTAAAAGAAATAGCTGAAGATAACGCTAAAAGAGCAGTTATCGAGGCAGTTGCTCCACGAATTCGTGAGCTGATAGAAAAAGAGTTATTGGAAGAATCCTCCGCAGACATGTCTGCGGAGGATGATCATGATGATAAAAATCATGATAAAATATTGACAGATGATCCTACTAAAAAAGGACCTGAAGCTAAAAATAACGAAATGTCCATGTCAATTGGCGAATTAACCTCAGAAGAAGATGAGAAAAAAGTTGAAGAGGACCAAACCGCTTCCGAGGTAACGCTTGAAGATGTCATGGAGATAATCGCGTCGAAGAGCAAGAACGAAACGCTCCGCGAATTTGAAGAAAAGTTACGCTATGTCGAAAAGATGATCGATTCGTTATCATCAATTGAACAAAGCATGAAAGAATCAAAAAGCTTTGAAAACAAAGTCTCTTCTCTTGAAGAAACGATCTCAGAGCTTTATGAACATGCAAACACGCGTATCGTAAGTTCAACTCAAAAGTTGAGCTGTAACCTTAAAATACAGAATTGCTTAAAAAAACTAGAAAAGCTTCAGGAGATTAAAATGAAGAAGAGAAATGGTCGTTTGGATGAAGAAACAATTAGCATTGAATTAACAGGAGTTCCTGACGACGTCGACCTCGAGAGCCTTGGAGTCAATTTGGTCTCCGGAGGCGGCGAAGAGGAAGACGAAGAAGCAGGCGAAGACATGGAAGACCTCGGTGGCGAGGAAGAGGGTGGCGATGACATGGAAGACCTCGGCGGAGATGACGAAGAAGGCGCTGAGGACGAAGAAGACATGGAAGAAATGTCTATGCCTAATATGCCGACGACAGAATCTCGTCGTCTCAACGATAATTTGATTGTCGAGATCGACGAAGGCATGTTACGTCGTGAAATTGCACGCATGAAGGCTATTCGTGAAGAGGCAGTTCCTTCAACCAAGGGAGAAGCCCCTGGATCAGATGAGTTTGACGACTTCGGCGACGCCGAAGAAGAAGGCGAGCCTCTTGAGATGACATTGAGTGAAGTCGACGAAGCTAGCATGACGGATGAGACCTACGAAGCCTATGGCGTAGAGGGTGAAGCAGCTAAAAGAACTGATTCATTAACAAAGCCTTCAGGAGCTGAGCAGCCAAATGTCCAGTCTGATTCTCCAGTCAATGAAGCTGACGAAGATGAAGAGGGAGCTGAAAACCCTGCCGACGAAGCAGCTAAGTGTGAGTCAATCCGTCGTCAGATGGTCGCAGAGCTAAAGCTTCAAGAGTCTCTCCGTGCAAGAGCTCGCGGCGCAGCACGCCTTTATGAGGCATCTAAAGCAAAGTTCAACAAGACCCGCACACTTTCTGAACGCAAGGAAATTGCTCGTCATGGAGATGCTCACAAGGCAGCCTACACGGGATTCGCAAAGCGTTACAACGAATCTGTTAAACGATTCAACAAACTTTCAGAGGCGCTTGCTGAAGCAAAGCGTCCAAGCAACGTTCGCTCTAATAGCAACGTGAAACCTGGTGCGAGCGCAGGCGATGTTCAGCTCCGCAACAAGTTGGCAGAAACGAATCTGCTCAACGCCAAGCTCATGTTCACGAACAAGCTTCTTCAATCAGAAGCCTTAACCTCGCGCCAGAAATCGCAGGTTATTGCGCAGCTCGATGAAGCAGCCACGCTCCGCGAAGTGAAGCTTGTATATGAGAGCCTCGCCAAGACATTGGCAGCTCCGCGTAAGCCTGTAACAGAAGGTCGCGTTCTTGGATCTTCTTCTCAGGCAACACGTTCGGCTTCGGCACAACCCCTCAACGAGGGTTATGAAGCAGAGCGTTGGGCAAAGCTCGCAGGCATAGCTAAGTGATGCTTGAGGGCATGTAGATTAATCTTTCAATTTGTTTATAGGAGAATATAAGAATGAAATCTTTTACAATTGATCAGCTTGCACAGGGCATCAAAGAGCGTCACGTAGGCGCCGAGCGTGCCCGTCTTACAGAGAAGTGGAGCCGCACAGGCCTCCTCCGTGGCCTCGATGGCACACGTCGCGAAGTAATGGCACAGCTTCTTGAGAACCAGGCAGCACAGGTCCTCAAGGAGAGCAACAGCCTCTCAACAGGCGGCGGCAACGTGACATCCAGCGGACAGATCCAGGGCTTCACAAACATCGCATTCCCAATCGTCCGCCGCGTATTCGGCGGTCTCGTTTCAAACGAGCTCGTTTCGATCCAGCCAATGAGCCTCCCCTCAGGTCTCATCTTCTACCTCGATTACACATACGGTACGAACGTTGGACAGGCAGTAGGAGCATCAGGAGAGTCGACCTATACAAGAGGTCAATCAATCTACAACAACCCAACAGGCAGAGGGGTTCAAAGCGGATCACTCGCGACGGGTGGTATGTATGATCTTGTCGGAGCAGGTTACTCAAAAGTAACTGGTTCACTTCAGACATTCGACTTCTCAGCAGGCACGGTCTACTCAGGTTCATACAAGGGAGTTGACGGACTCACCTGGTCAAACGGTGCAACCGTTGCAACGTTAGCTGACTTCAGCGGCTCGAACGCACGTCTCATGGATTTTGATTCGCAGGTTCAGAATTCTATCGAAGCCAATCAGCTCGATGCGCTCTTCGTTTACGTTCCTACGACGGCATTCACCGCAGCAGGAGCAGACCTCCTCTCGGCTGAACAGGTCGCGGTATTCAGCGGATTCGGAGCAAACGCAACAGCATGGGGCGAGACATTCCAAGGAGGAACAGGCGTACTCAACCTCCGTAGACTCACGAAGCGCGGCACTCTCACGGGTGGCGGTACATCAGCACATACATTCACTCCTGATGCATTGAATGGTAACTATCTCCAATTCGTTATCAAGGGAGCAAATGGATTGTCAGTTCTCACTTCAGGCGCTGGACGAGTCACCTTCTCGAAGGCAGCTTCACTCGAAGTCGCTTCGACTGGTGCAACTCTCACAGTACCTTCATTCGAGTCTGACTTCGGAGCAACACCAGCACCAGCAATCCCAGAGATCGACATCAAGATCGAGTCGATTGCAATCACAGCAACAACCCGCAAGCTCCGTGCTCGCTGGTCACCAGAGCTCGCACAGGACCTCAACGCCTACCACAGCATGGACGCAGAGGTTGAGCTCACCTCGATCCTCTCGGAGCAGATCGCCCTCGAGATCGACCGCGAGATCCTCAACGACCTCGTCACACAGGCCAACGGCGCCAACTACTACTGGTCACGCGCTCCTGGTAAGTTCGTCAACAAGACAACAGGACAGCCTGTAACACTCGCCTCAAGCCTCTCAATCGGACCACAATTCACCGGTACGGTTCGCGAGTGGTATGAGACGCTCGTTGAGACAGTCATCGACGTTGCCAACACGATCCACCGCAAGACACTCCGCGGATCAGCAAACTTCATGGTCACAGGACCAGACGTTGCAACAATCCTCGAGAGCTCGGTCCTCTACAAGCCCAAGTTCTCGATCGACGGTGAAGGTCAGGTCGGCAGCCCCTTCACAATCGGTGCAGAGGCAATCGGCACGGTCAGCAACCGCTTCACGGTCTACAAGGATCCTTACTTCCCACGTAACAAGATCCTCGTCGGTTACAAGGGTGGCAGCTACCTCGAGACAGGCTACGTATACGCACCATACGTTCCACTCATCGTGACACCAACAATCTTCGCACCAGAGGACTTCACACCACGTAAGGGCGTGATGACCCGCTACGGTAAGAAGATGGTCCGTTCGGACTTCTACGGAACGGTCACGGTTCTCGACATGAACATCATCTGAAGTAAAATTTAGATGTATGTAACAAAGGCCACCGAAAGGTGGCCTTTGACATTTAATTTTGCTTAAATTTTAATTGATTGATCGAGAGATCTATAATTATCAAAGTTTTAGAAAGAGACTCTATCCATGAAGTTAACGAAATCAAGACTTAGAGAACTAGTTGTAGAAGAAATATCACAACAAACTAAAAAAACCGAGTTAACAAAAGAAGGTTTTTTTGACACGATAAAAAGCGCTTTTAGTGGAAAAAAAGAAGAACCTAAAGAAGAAATCTTACCAGCAGTCAAGTCTTTTGAAGAGTTTGAAAAAATATGTAACGATAGACAGCAACAGTACGAAAAAGCTGTAAATGCTCATTTTAAGGACTTTTCAACACAAGTCCGTAGCGGTATAAGAATAGACTTAACTCCTCAAGGAAGAGTATCTTTGACGCGTGTTTTACCCAAGAGTGATGCTGTGTACGCAATTGGGTTTGGGGAAAGTTTTAAAGGGTTGTTAGCACCTAAAAATTTCATGGATGATAATCCGCCTTCTTCTGTCTCTGGATATGATAAAAATTACGAACCAAAAACCGTATATGGATGGGCTAACTTTTATGAAAAAACTGGGAAGTTGGAAGCAGCTCAATCTATTGGTAAAACATTTGTTGATTTTTGGAACGAGTGTGTAGATTCATTTCAAGCAATTCATGCTAAAAAACAAAAAAGAGAAGGCGTGACAGAAGCATTGGGAGAAAAGATGCAAGAAAAAATCTCTTTGAACATGGAACAGCCCTCAAGCACTATCTTGAAATATGCGGGAGGTGAAAGAAGCGCGCCATTAGTAGTCATAAAATTAAATTCAGAGACAAAAAAAGAATCTCTTCACAATGATGGAAATATAATTGTTGAGCGTTGGCAGCGTCTTGCAGGAATCGTAAAGTAAAACCTAAGATTCAAATGCACTTTTCAAAAGCCTCGGAAGAGGCTTTTGAAGTATATCATAATGTGAGGATGACGCGTGATAATCTATGAATAATTCTTATAGTTATTGGTCATGCAAGATTGGATAATTATTCTAGGGGTGGTTCCCTTCATCATAGGGATGTGTGGTCAGGTAGTTCGTAACATCATCCTTGGAAACAAGAGGCGAGAATCTGATGGGCACGTCGGATGGAGAAGAATCTACTGGGCAACCTTACCTCTTCACGCCCTAGCTGTGGGAGCAGGAGTCGGATTGATCGGATACGAATATGGTTTGCCCGTGCCAATCGCATTTGGAAAGACGCTAGCGGGATCGATACTAGCTTACACGCTTTCAGGCGGCGTGTCTGTTGTTGGGTATGACGCAATCGTTAAGACTCTGCGCAGGATGTTAGAGACCTACAAGGGTCCCGCGGTCGAATCGCAAAGACGAACATCTGACCCACAGAACTCGTTGAATGATAGAACGGGATAAGAGTTCCGCACGCGTTTGTATAATACTATGATGGTTCAACGTAGGTTTAGAAATCAAGAGAAATTAAAGAAGAATGAGTGTGAGATTTGCAGGTACAACAATCCCGCAGCTCTTAACATTCATCACATAATTCCTCGTAGAGATCCTAGATCAACGAACAACAACTACAATCTCAGCGTCGTGTGTCATGTCTGTCACGATTTAATTCATGCAGGGCAAATAACGATCATCGGCGTCTACGACTCGACCGAAGGCCGCAAGTTGATGTGGTTCAAGGAAGGACAAGAACCACCGTTAGAAAAACAATTTTGGAAAATAAAAGATAACCCGTTGGTCGTTATGAAGATTAAATCAGAGTCTTCAGATGCATCCTGATGAGGCTTCTGAGTTGAGATCGTCCTACAGATTCCTGCAACGTCAAGATCCCGTCCAGCCCGTTGAGAAGAGAATCTTTCAAAGAAGAATCTGAGATTTTTTCAATGAGTCCGACGACCTTGTCGTACTGGTCTCGCAACGTTTTAGAAGCAGAACGTATGTCAAACTTTGACAATCCCTTGTCGGGATCGTAGGAAAAGATAGAACGAGGAAGAGGTTCAACCAATCCTCTCACGTAGAGAAGCAACGCTGTTTCTTCAGGATACGAAGATAATTGTAAAGCATCCTTGGCAAACTCCTCATTTTGAGATCGTCTAGATTCAATAGAGGAGGTTCTAGAAGATTCTTTTTCGGCTTTGGCTTGCTTGGCCTGCTCTGATCCAGCAAATATTAGACCAGAACCTGTGCTCTTATAATAGCTCTTGCTGATTGACTTTGTTAATCCAGCGTCCAATAACTTGATGTTATCGCCATCCACACCCCAAGAATCAGGCTTGTATAGATCTCCTGTGTTTATCTCAGAATACCTTGTGACAAGTTTTGCAAAGGATCCAAGGAATTCATCAGTCAACATTTTGTCCAATCCAGTCGACTGAAGCTGAGAAGTCACATTAGCTGCTTGCTTCATTGCAGCACCTTGAGGAACTGCAACCTTTGTGGCATCAGGATCAACCTGCGCATTAGGAGCCTTTTTTGTTGCGGCAGAAGTGGGGGCTGCTGGTGGTGGAGGGGCCTTAGGAGTTTTTCCTGAAGCCGCGTCGCTTGCTGCTTGCTTCAATGCTGATCTAACCATCTGCCATTCTTTAGAAAATCCCGGGATTGTCAGGGGTTTGACCTTCTGCGAAACTATCCACAAGTATCCGTCATGATCCGTGAAATCGCTAGCACTAAGCACAGGAACGACTATATCGCTCACTTCAGAGTCATTTCCTGCTGTGGCCTCAATTCCATTCTGCGCGAAGCCTGCTTCATTAAGAGCAACCTTAATAACTTCATCTCCGTGAATGACTGCCAATCTAGAAGAACCCATATCAGGAGATCCACCAGCAGTGTATGCCATGACTTGATCTATGAAATTATCAAGAGCTTGTTTCTTATCTCCACCAGAATCTTTTAAGATGTCTTCGTATAAAGAATCGAATAACTTCCCTAGTCCAGAAGCCTTCTTCATTTCTACGAGCGGACGACGATTGGTTCTCTTGTTCTTCATTTCGAATCTTAAATATAATCTTTTTTGCAAACTATCGTGGTTAATTACATAGATATATTACCGAAGGACCCAACATGAAATTAACAGAACGTCAGCTACGCAAGATCATACTAGAAGAAATAAAGAACATTCACGAAGCAGGAGAAGTCGAAGGACCTATAGATCAATTACGCACCAAACTTCAAAAGTTAGCCCCCGAAGCGAATGCAACAAAACTAGCTTCGGCAATAAAAGACGTGGCAAAATCTAAAGATGCAGCTGCTGCTATAAGCGACGAAAAACTTATCGACAAGATGGAAAGACAAGCGTTAGGAACGGCTTTCTTAAAGATCATAATATCTGATCCAGGAGATATCCAGTCTATCATTGGGTTAATAAAACAGATTAAAACAGGTTCTTGATTTAATTGACCTTTGAAAATCTATACCAGGTCTTGTTCTCATCGTGCAATCTAACTTTAGATTGTCCGTGAAATCCCCAATCAAGATTGATGATCCAATCAAAAGAGGTAGTATCCCAACAAACAGATGCTACCTTTGCTTCTTGTAGCATTCCATAAACGACGATTCTTTCGCCAATTTCAGGTAAAGAGTTCATAATAAAAAAGCCATCTATAAAAGATGGCTTTCAGCGATCCCAGGGGGAATTGAACCCCCGCAAGCGCCTTGAAAGGGCACTGTCCTAACCTCTAGACGATGGGACCATTATGGGACTACTTATAATACAAGCAGTCCCATTTGTTCAAATCACTTTGCAGCTGGTGTTGCACTGACTGCGGCGCTTGGAGCAACCACAGGTGCAGCTGACTCGACAACAGTTGCCGCCGTTGCAGGAGCTGCAGAAGCAGCAGGCTCTGCCGAAACTGCAACATCAGCCGTGGCTGTAGCGGATGCAGCTGGTGCTGGTGCGTCGGTTGATGCACATGCGACGAGACAAACTGAAGCGATAACGAATACAAACTTTGACATTTTATATAATCTCCTGTAAGAGGCTGTGTTCAATTGTGATACAACCCGTGACATAACTATAAGGTAAATTCAAACTATGTTTAAGAATTTTTGACCGACCTCAGCAATTTTAGGATCGACATCGTTGATGCTTCTCTCGCGGATAAAGACAGGAAATCTGACTTTTCCGTCCTTCGTCAATCCATTCGACGTGGAAGGTTCAGGTTGACCTTCTAGCTCAACCACTTTTCCAATCCATGAGTCAGGATCCATTCCGATCTCAGCTTTTAATGCGTCGGTGAAACCTCCACCCACACGTGTGATGATCCCGTTTGGCATCATGACCTCAAATCCACCCCACAGACCTTCTCTCTTTGAACCTCTGTTTCCCATGTAGTGACCGACAATCATACCTTCATAGGTGGCAATCGGCTTCATCTTTTTAACTGAGTTAGATCTCTTAAACGAATAAAGAGCCGAGAGATCCTTGATCATGATTCCTTCGAATCCGCTTTCTAGATTTTTTGAATAAAAATCCAATAGTTCACCTGAATCATTAACGGTGATGCCTTTAACATGTGCCACCGAAGAGTTATTGACCTGCGAAACTAGTTCTTCGGTCAGTTCAACTCGAGTCAGCAGCTCCATCGAACTTTCTTGATCGTGCCAATCAGAAAAAGGCATGGAATCGAACACATGAAACATGATGTTAGAATCATCCTTGCCTCGTTTGTGAGACATCACCACAGACGCAGATTCATTCCAATCGGAACCCATCGCCTCACCATCCAAGACAAAGTTGTCCCATGGCGCGTCTTCGATCGCTTTCTTAATCTTCGGAAGCGTCTCTAGAACCGTACCACTTCTGGTAAACATGGTGGCTAGACCATCTTTCTTCACGATGATGCATCGCAATCCGTCCAACTTAGGCTCAACGCGGACAGGATAGCTGATGCTGTCGTTGATGATGATTCCTGAATTAGGATCGAATCTCGTCTGCAAGCTCTCAGCTAACTGCACTGAAAACCCGACGATAGAATTCGGCCAAATCTTATTGACAGTGGTGGACTGCACACCACATCGTAAATTTTTCAATAAAATTCTGAGACACCACTTCTGTTGGTTTGCCGTCAAACGTGCAAAAAAAGAAACGACGGCATCTTTTGCAGCATTTCCTGTGATGTTGCGTTGAGCCAACGAATGATTTACGAAATCCAAAAAACTATCAATGACTTCATCATCATCATCTCCAACACCACAAGAAGAAGGCATCTTGAACTTGTTGACAAAAAAGTTCGTGTAAGGATCACCAACAGATACAAAAATCCTTTGCAAGAGTTGATTGTTACTATGAGTGTCCAACAACTCTTCTTTAAAGATTCGAGAATTGTTAGACTCTAGAGATTCAAGAATGTCGATGACTGTCATTATGAGGTTATATTAACCAACCCTACTCACAGATTTCACAGTTTTCTTGACAAGAATCTAACCTAGATTCATTCGAGTTTCTCAAAACTTGTAGTTTTTTCTGAAATCTATCTTTAGCTCTTCGATCACTCCGTCGATCTTAGCGATCGCAACTTTCAGTTCAGAATCAGGATTCTTTTCTAGAACGCTCCTACACGTCTGTACTGCGTCGGTCAAAATTGAAGCATTGTTAATCAACTTAAAAGCAATTTTTTGCTTTTCGAACGACCAATCATTCTGCTTTTCGCTCACTTTATTACTATTGATCTTTTCTACTTCGTATACGACTCGTCTCATCTTTGTTTTCACCTACTTTTTTAACTTCTTCTTCTGGTAATTCTTCGTTTCTGATGTTGGGTCTAGCTTGGATGCATCTCCATCTTCATCTTCGACGAGAGAAAGATTTTCTTGAGACAGAACGTCTTCATACGCGGTAGTTGGAGGAATAGCTGCAAAAACCTCGTTCAAATTTTCTTTCTCACCAGTCGCCTCTGCAACGACATCTAACGGAGGAACAACAACGACGCCTGCCGTTGGATCAGAAACGTACGAAGGAATGCATAAATTGAATGCTTCGAAACCAGGAGTCACAACACCTAATCTATTGCAAGTCTCTTCAAGAACGCTGTAGGTGGTGATACCTCTCTCAATCAAAAACTTTTTTAACGTGGTCTTTCTGCGACGAAGAAGATCTTCTAGTCTGATCAAAGACTTCTTTTGATACTTAGTTGCTTTCATTTTTCACCAATTTTCTATGAGACTCTAGATCTTGTAACAAGTCAGAGATTCCACTTTGGAACAACGGAGATTTCGAAATCATCTCAGCTGATTCAGAATCGACGTGAATGTTATGCTGATCTGCTATTGCATCAACAAACTTGCGCATGACTCGAAGTACGTAATTCCTCGCTGAGGAATGGTTCATTTTATACCCAAGCTCTGTCATTGTATCCGCAATATCACGATAATTAACACCATTATCGTCAATTGTTGCGTACCCACCAACAAATTTGCTACCTTTTTTCATTGTCATTGTCATTTTTCCTATGAAATGTCTCGCCCCTAGAATGAGGTACCATTGATGGACCAAATCTGGTCGTCTGCAAGTATCGCAATCTTGAATTTAAGTTCCGTTCGACCAGCAGATCTTCTTTTACGTCTTCTTCCTCCTCAATTTCATCAGATTTCTTGTCACGGATCAACATGTACAAACTAACAAAAGAAGTGACCAGATTGATCGAACATAGGACAAGAATCAGACTTTCGCTGGTCACGTGAGACCTTCTCCCATTGAGATCTTCTCAACTTGCTCTTGAGTGATCTTATAAGATTCATCGCTCAACACGTCGTCGACCAGCCCGAACCGTAACCTCAAAATCGCAGCTTCCTTTGGAGAAAGGCCCACGATGACTCGTTGAGCCAACTCTAACATTTGCTTGGAAGAAAAAATCTCGAGTGGATCTGACGTAGGATCCGCCTCAATCTTATCTTCAATCGTGTCAGCATCTGGATCTGAGGACAGAGGTTGATCAAGCGAAATAATCGATCGACCACTGATCCTCATCGCGTTGAAGATTGCATCTGAAGTGCCTGTCAACTCCTTCAACTCTTCAGGAGTTGGCTCACATCCCATCGCGTTCCTGTATTCTTCGGCGGCTGTCAACAACTTCTTTTGAGTATTCACGGCATGCGCGGACATTCTGATGACCCGCTTCTGCTTCAGGATGTGTTGACCAATCGCTTGCCTAACCCACCAGGTCGCGTAGGTTGAGAACCTAAATCCCTTCTTCCAATCAAACTTCTCAATCGCTCTCATCAACCCCATGTTGCCTTCTTGAATGATGTCTTCGAGAGGCATGCTGTGGTTCTTGTACTGCTTCGCCACATAAACGACCAAACGAAGATTGGTCTCGATCAACTTTTTCTTCGCGAGAGGCGCGTCAAGACCCCCTGCTTCGAGGACCTTAAAGAGCTCCATCATCTGCTCATGCGAAAGCTGTTGATGGTTCTTTAGAGAAGAAAAGTAGCGATTCATTGAATCGCCGCCGAAGGCTGACTCTCGAGAGTTTTCTCGAGAAATTGTGCCTTGAGAACTCAAATTCAATCCTCCTCCGTGACGGAAACAGTCGAAACATACTTTGCGTGGGCCTCACGACGAGCTGTTCGAATCTGCAGCTCTCGCTGTACATAACACATCTCAACCTCCCATGCTGAAGGATTCAACCCATGACTATTCACCCTAGAGATGGAATCCGTCAGCGATCGCTGCATGTTGTTCAATGAATCGTCATCGATGACAGCCAACTCATCGAACGTGTGCACCTGAGGAAAAGGAATCGGGGAATCAACGTTGATCTTGTTTGTCTTTGCTTTCTTTGCCATTTTTTTTCTCACTTTCGTGCGTTCATCAAATCCAGGGAACAAATTCTTTTTATACCATGCAACATTAACATTGCACTGGAAGATTAAAGGGGCACATCAAATTTCTTAGGCATCTCGAGGACAGCGAGATTTTTCATCTTCGCCTCCACCTCTAGATCCACTGCATCGCGCCGCAGGCGCTCGAGCTGCACCGCAGGAATATAATGGATCATGTCGCTGTGCTTGCGCCGCTCGGTGAAAGATCCACCTTCCATGCCTGGCTCGGTATTGCTGATGTGTTGCAGGGGTTTCACACCCTTAGGCCACGTCTCATCGGCTGCGTCCGCAGCCTCTGCGCCGTCCAATCCACCGTCGTTGAAAACATGATGATGCGAATCCCACACGATCGGCACACCCGTCTCCATCGACACCGGCAACAGATCCACCAACGAATAACACGTCTCGCAATTCTCCAGCGTCAATCGCGATCGACTAGCCTCCGGCAATGACCGAATCGCGTCGATCAACCTCGTCTGCCGATCCGCCTTACCACCATGCACGTTGATCGCAGCGTACGGACTCCGCGGCATCCCCATCGAATCAAACATCCACGCGTGATGCTCGAGCTCGACGATCGCCTTCTCAACCACCGAGTCAGAATCCGACGACAACACGCAGAACTGACCCGGATGCGTCGTCAACCGAATACCACACTTCCGAGCCACCTCGCCACACAACGCCAGCTCGCCCCGCAAGGCATCGTTGTCCCACAACCTCCGAGGCACGCGATCGCTCAACGGAAACATGGCGCTTGACACGCGAAATAACCGCACGCCACTCGCGGCCACCTTCCGCAACACGTCGCGTAACATTCGAGCGTTGTGAAGGTACAACGAACGAATCGCATCTTCGGAATACGCTCCTCGTTCGTACCGACCCAACTGCAGCGTCTTCTCATCCAACTCGTTAATGACTTGCAACTTGCCACTCCGCGGCGCGGTCTCGCGCCGAATCCAATGGCAACAAACGCCTAATGCCATAAGCTTGATTACTACCTTAATTCCTTAAGGTCACTTGTACAACAAGTCGGTGCCTCTATGCACCACAAAGCCCAAGAATCATTCTTCGATAATTTATTGGTTTTCCACACACGACAATTTAAAAAGATTCTCAGACGCCACCAAAGGCGTCGTCCATCACGTCCATCATGGTACGGTCGTCACGAGAATCGCCTTTCAAAACGCTGACCTTGGGGCGCGCCCTCGAGGCTGCCCAGCGCACGACAACTTGGTCGGTCTCTCTTAGAGAGAGCTCCACGAACGCGCCCGTTTCAGGATCACTCAACCTGGAAAGGACGCCCTCACGAGTCTCATCCACATCAGGATTCGCGTCGTACACGAGAGCAGGATTTGACGCCGCCTCATCCGCCAAAATGTCCATCGCAGGCTCTGCCGTGAGCCTCCACTGTCCCCCAGGCCCATCTCCTCCCGTCAGCGTCTCAAGTTCTTCTTTGATGATCTGTCTCAATCTCGGCAGCGTCAGCTTCATGTCGTCTCCTGTCTCAACACATATATATCACGCTACCTGACATCTACCGAAAGAGCCGCCGCAACGGGGCCAACAAGGCTCCAATGATCAACCGAAACACCGAAGCCACGAACATCCTCTCAAACATCTTACCATACCTCATACGCATCTCATCACCTCAGCCACCATGGTACGTCGCTCCAGACGCGAAGAACAACGGTCATTTCGACGCAAAAAATTTCCCGAGAAATTTTCGAGCACCACAACAGCTCCAGAAAATCCGCGGAGCCGGAACTCAATTCACAACCTCTTTAGAAAGGCTATGTACTCGAAGTCAACCGTCCCGTCGTTGCACAGGAAGATTCCCTCATCCGGCTGTTCATCGAGATGATACAGGAACACCAAGACTCGATCCAAGATCTCTCTCGGTGCCACGCCATCATCTTCGTAGACGCACAGATCTCCGGGGCTGAGCTTTAACATGCTTATAAATAGGCATGTGCCCCCACGAGCGTGGGTAAGGACCGCTTTAATCTCAAAATTTCTCGAGATTTGCGCGCGGGTTTAGCGCCCCCCGGCGGCCCCAAAAACCCCACAGAAAATGCCCCTTTTAGGGGCGGGGCCGGGGCCCCATTTTAGGGGCCTAAAGAGGGGCCTTTGAGGGGCCCTTGCAAGGGGGCGGCCCCTAGGCCCGTTTGCTCTCTCCACAGGCCCCTTGTAGTTCAACCTTGCAGCAGGCCCCACCACAGCACCCAGCCGATGATGATGCCGATGACCGCGCCTTCGAGGAAGGCTATGAGGTGTGATCTGTTGAGGTTCATGTCAGAACCTCCGCGTTGATCGTTCGTGGCGCGTCACCTTCGCCAATGTTTCCAGGACGTCGCCGCGTTTGACCATGGGTACCGCGTCGATGATGGCCTCGATGACCTGCGCCAGTTCTTTGGGGTCCGTGATCTGTGATAGTGCCTCGAGGACGCCGGGAGCGTCGTGCATTCGTCGAAGGGCGGTGGTGCCTGCGATGGTGTGTTCGTGTTTGCCGCGGACGTTCTTGAGGTCCTCGGCGATTGTTTCCTCGATGATGGTGCGCAGTTGTTCTGACGTTAGCTTCATGGAGGATATATATCATCCTCCTGTGCGTCAGCTGCTGATGAGGTGGAGCTTCACACTCCGCGGAGGATCCGGAAGAACTCCTTCGGCCCGTCGGGACCGAGTACGAGGCGGAGGAGGGTGGGGAAGGCCGAGGTCTTCTCATTGAGCACCGCGGTCTTCTCCGCGATGTCGTCGAGGAGGGAGCTGCCCGTGGGGGGAGACATGTGAGTGCGGCCATCGGCGATGTCATCCGCGAAGGAGGTGAGACGTTTCGCCATGAGCCGAGAGCAGTCGG